ATCATGTTCTCACTGTTGAAGGTGACTACTATCTAAAAGTCATGGGTGACTTCCATATCGAAGTTGCAGGGTCAATGAATGAGCATACATCTAATGGACCTGGGGCAAAAGCAAAGGCAGCAAGTGATTCTAGTTTCTTTGCAAAGGGTTCTAAGTGGAATGATCAGGGTAATGATGATCCAGATGCAGTAGAGCAACCTAGTGGTGGTAATCATTTCAATGTAAAGTCAGGACAGAAAGAAGCAAAGTCTGTACAAACAAAAGCAGGAGACCATGATATAAGTTATCAGGGTGATATCACAATTCAAGGTGCAAGAATTAATATGAAAGGTATTAATGCTATCAGTCTTGATGCACCAGAGATAAACAATTCATGTCAGGCATTGACTAATAAGGCAACAGGTGAGATAATAAATGAAACAAACTGGATCACATCTTTCTTGGCATGTGGACGTTTTGATATCGTAGGTATCTTCTCTTCTGCATTGACAAGTGTGGTCACAGGGCAGTATAGTTTAGTTAAAGGTGCTATTGTAGATGTTACAATGGATCTACCTTTCCCTGGTCCTACTCCCCCTGCACAAATTCGTATGGCAGTTGGTACAGCACAACCTAGTGCTATGGCAGACATAGTAACAGGTGGTTCCCCAGGTGCACATATGACATTAGTGGCCACTCCGACAGGTGGCATAGGGGAGATTGTCACAGCAGGATCTGGTGCTATAATAAATCAGGTAACCACAGGTCTATGCTCTTATGGAGTTGGAACTGGACTTGCTGCTCTGGGTAGTGCCCTCGGACCTACACAGATTTATGGACTCCCTGTTATGCTAAACTAATGAATGATTTAATTGAACACGCTTTTATCCACTTCGGCACACGCACTATCGAAGTATTGGATGAAGAAGGATATTCACAGAAAGTGAAATTTGAATGGTCAGAAGATGGTGGACGTGGGTTTGCAGCAATGTCTGAGTTTCTACAACAGAACTTAGAATCTGAAAGACGCACCTACACATTCTGATGAAACTAACACAAGAAATTATTGACAAAATACAGGAAGCAATGCTTCACACCAAAAAGGATGGCACTGTTAACTGGAAAGATACTGATGAGATTGAAGTCAATCTAGCAGGAACATTTGCTGCTGATAGGTTTATTGTTATCAAGAACAAAACAAAAGACCCAGTAGTATCTGCTGCACCACACCCCAACTTTGATTACGAAAAGAAGGAATTCATCAAATGAACTCATCTATAATAGAACTATCTGTTAAAGAAGTTAAGGAAGGATTTGATCTGGTCTTGACAATGGTGGAAAGAGGACATACAATAAAGATTGTCCAAGAAGGTAAACCAAGCGTTTTGATGTTACCTGTACCAGAATATGTTAAAGAGTATGCACAAGACAATGAACAACTACCAGAGATTCCAATGCCACAGGATTGGAAACCCGATCCAGTCGGAGTAAAACAGTATGTCACAGAAGAACTCAATTCCATCAAGAAAGAATTTAACAGTTGATATAAAAATGTGGTATAGTGAACATGACCACACATGGCACTGGACTTTGTTCGGTTACGAAGATCACTCGTATATACATAGTTCAAGAGCATACACTGTTAAGGAGTCAATGGAGATTATCCAGAAACAGATAGCGTCTATGATGGAGGTAGAAGGACGTGAAATACAGGATTACTAGCGCATACTGTAATCTAAAAGACTGCGGAGTCGTACTTATGTACATGATTGAAGGAACTCCATTCACATTTGAAGAAGAAGGATTTGATTATACAGATCCTGAGATAATTGCAGAGGCAATGTTGAATCCAGAGATAACTCTGGACCAAATGTATCAATGGTCATGTTATCTAATATTAGAAGGCATGCATCCAATAGTATATGATCTGGAAGAGCAGATCGCAAACCCAAGTATGTTACCCGAATGACAGAATTTATTGGTAGGCACATAGGTCCTTCCGAAGAAGAACAGACTCAGATGCTAAACGATCTGGGTCTTAATAATATAGACGAACTTATACGAGACGTTATCCCTGACTCCATACTATTGAGGGGAGACGACACACATCTACCAGAACCTTGTAGTGAACACGAAGCACTACAAGAACTGAAACATATAGCATCATTCAACAAAGTTACGAGGTGTTTAATTGGACAAGGATACTATGGAACAATTACACCGCCTGTCATACAGAGAAATGTTTTTGAGAATCCAGCGTGGTACACATCTTATACTCCATATCAGGCAGAAATTTCGCAAGGAAGATTAGAAGCACTCTTTAATTATCAGACGTTAATTACTGAACTAACAGGACTACCAATTACAAATGCATCCTTATTAGATGAAGGAACTGCTGCTGCCGAAGCAATGATCATGGCACAGCAGAAAGGTAAGAATACATTTCTAGTTGATAGTAAGGTATTTCCACAGACGTTAGAAGTATTAAGAACAAGAGCAAGACCGTTAGATATAAACATACAACTTATAGATTTAGATGCAAGTATAGCATTAGAAGATTTCACTGATGCATTTGGTATCGTAGTACAGTTACCTAATAATGATGGTAAACTACGACATTGTGATGGATTACTAAGGTGTGCAGAGGTATTCAACACCACAAAGATTGCAATCGTAGATCCTATGTGTCAGGTATTGATGCAACCAGTAGGTGAATGGGGATTTGATATTGCAGTTGGTAGTATGCAGAGGTTTGGTATTCCTATGGGTTTTGGAGGACCTCATGCAGCATTCTTTGCAACCACTGAGAAATATAAACGTAAGATTCCTGGACGTATTGTAGGGCAGTCGGTAGATAGTCAAGGTAATAAAGCACTACGACTAGCGTTGCAAACAAGGGAACAACATATAAGACGAGACAAAGCAACATCCAATATATGCACTGCCCAAGCACTCCTCGCAAATATGGCAGGGTTTTACGCTGCTTATCATGGTGCGGAAGGTCTGAAAAGAATAGCAAATAGAATATTAAGATATAGACAAACGTTAATAACAGCATTGAAATGGTGTGGGTATGAAACTGATGATAGTGAAGGATTTGATACTGTTAGGTGGAAGTCTAATTTATCAGTAGATCATATCACTATTAGATATGAAGATGGTTGGAATATACTATCTATTGATGAAAGAACAACACTACCAGAACTAGCGGGTATCGTTAGCACTCAGGTGGAGTTTGAGAACAAGGCAGATACTATTGATCATGTACATGACATCTATAAACTATATCATTGGATGAGTATACCAAGAAGAACTAAACCGTGGTTACAACAGGCAGTCTTCAAGAAATATCAGAGTGAAACTAACATGATGCGATATATGCAAAAGTTAGTATCAAAAGACTACTCATTAGTACATGGTATGATGCCATTGGGTAGTTGTACTATGAAATTAAATGCAGCAGCAGAACTCATGCCTGTATCATGGGAGGAGTTTGCAAGAGTACATCCATTTGCACCTGTGGCACATCATAGAGGATATAATAAGATTATATTAGATTTAGAGACATGGTTGAAAGATATCACAGGATTTGATGCTGTATCATTACAACCTAATGCAGGGTCACAGGGAGAGTATGCAGGACTGTTAGCAATACAGGCATTCCATAGAGATAATGGAGACGATAAAAGAAACATATGTTTGATACCAGAGTCAGCACATGGGACAAATCCCGCTTCTGCAATCATGGCAGGGTTAAAAATTATCCCAGTAAAAATTGACTCCCAGGGGTCGATAGATATTCATGACCTAAGATTGAAAGCAGCACTACATGCTGACGAGTTATCATCTTGTATGTTGACATATCCGTCAACACATGGATTGTTTGAAACCACTATTAGAGAGATATGTGGCATTATGCATGAGAATGGTGGATTAGTCTATATTGATGGTGCAAATATGAATGCACAGGTTGGATTAGCAAAACCAGGGGAATTTGGTGCTGACGTGATGCATCTAAACTTACATAAGACATTCTGTATACCACATGGAGGTGGTGGACCAGGGGTCGGACCTATTTGTGCAACTAAGTATCTTGAACCTTATATAAATCATCGTGTATCATCAGCGTTGCAAGGTAGTGCATCAATACTACCAATAACATGGATGTATATTCGTATGATGGGTGGAGATGGATTACGAAAAGCAAGTGAAGTTGCTATATTGAGTGCAAACTGGTTATCTAAGAAAATAGACAACTATTTTAAGGTATTATATAAAGGAAAGAATGGTAGGGTAGCACATGAGTGTATATTTGATATAAGAGGATATGATGGTATTACAGCAGAAGATGTTGCTAAGAGACTGATGGACTATGGATTTCATGCACCAACCCTGTCATGGCCTGTGTCTGGAACTGTAATGGTAGAACCAACAGAGAGTGAGTCACTAGAAGAGTTAGAAAGATTTGGTGAAGCAATGAATCTAATCAGGTGTGAGATAGATGAAAATCCAGCATTATTGAAGAATGCACCACATACAGCAGCAGTATGTACTGCAACTGAGTGGGATTATCCGTACACAAGAGAAGAAGCAGCATATCCAGTTCAACAAGAGGATAAGTTCTGGGCAGCAGTGTCAAGAATAGATAATGTTTATGGTGATCGTAATCTTGTGTGCTCTTGTGAGGATTACTTTTCCGAATCGTATAAATAACTTGGAACAACCTATTGTCTGATAATAGTGGGAACAAAAAGAATATCACAACTTGAAACTGTATCTGACGATTTAGTAACTGGTGAAGCAGTTCTGCCTATTGTTATTAGTGATCCTCTGATTCCTAACCGTAAGGCAAAAGTCAACCAATTATTCAGATCGATTAGTGCGGGGTCAAGCACCGCCCCAGGTCTAAGTTTCAACTTGGACAGGGACACTGGATTTTACCAGAGCACAGTAAACGAAATTGGTATGACGTTTGGAACAGCGTCATTATATTACTCACGTTCAGCGAACCAAGATGGTTCATCTACACTGACCATAGCGGGTAATGATACAGCAAGTGCAAACTCAAACGTAGAGATAGAACCACAAGGTAGTGGTTTCTTTACTGTTGACGGTCCGTCAGTTTTTAGAGATAACCAGTTATTCTTTGAAGATGACCAGTCATCAGGAAAGAGAGTATTCTTCAACGTTGGTACAGTTTCTACTGCGGGTGGTACGAAGAGATTTGACTTTCCTAATCTAGGAGCAAATACATCTACTACATTTGTCGCTACTGACACAAACCAGACAATAACGAATAAAGTTGTAATTATAAAGGATAATGATCTTAGTATTACAGGTTCTACTGATACTGCAAAGATAGCAAGATTTGAGTGTGACTCGTGGACTGCACCACAGGTAAGGTTATATAAATTACCTGATGCAGGAGCAGCAACTGCTCAAACCACTCTGATTGATGATTTAACAGAGCAGAACTTGTTTAACAAGAACATGGTTAACCCCACGTTCTCTACTACATTATCAACAGATGAGAATAACCCAACCAAGTACATTATATTTGATCAGTCAGGTATAACACAGGATAGAACAGTTACGTTCCCTGATTTGAACGTTACAGTGGTTGGTACAGGAGCAACACAAACTTTAACTAACAAAGTTTATAAGGGTGCTATTTTTGAGGATATAGGAGACGCAAGTAAGAAGATTACGTTTGAGTTATCTAATCTAAATAGTAATACAAACCTTAACTTTACCTTCCCAGAAGGTAGTTTGTTAGCACCTCTAAATAATGGTACCGATGCCAACGTTTTAGTAGCAGAAAGAGCAACACAAACTCTTAATGCTAAGACGATGGAGAACATGAGGATCAATAATCCAGAGGACGTCAATGGCGTCATCACTATTGATGCTTCAAACATCACAGGTGCAAGAACCATAGCGTTCCCAGACGGTGATGCAACGTTACTTTCTACTAACAACATTGATGCAGTGGGTGTTAGTTTCGGTGGACCATTATCAGCACCAACATTCGGAGGTAGACTTCGACTTCAAACATTTTTCCAGTCAGGATGGTAATTTAAAATGACAGCAGGAAGACTCGCTGCAAGCAACCCCAGCGCAACGACTAATACACTTTTATACAGAAGTGTGATTGACCAAACAGCATCAACAGTACTCACAGCAACTAATATAAGTGGTTCTGGTGTTACATATCGTGCTGCACTTCGTAATTATGATCAGATTCTTAAATTAGATGGTGATGAACCGTCCAATTTGATATTTAATAAAGGAAACCCAGTATCAACATATAAGTTGAAGATAACACCTGGGATTTCATTTGCAGCAGCAGCACCAAACGCTGAAATTAACTCACCAGCGGGTTCAAGAGCAAAGTTACTCGATGTATATAAGGACACTGCAACAATAAACAGATATGTAAAGGTAGAGAAAGTAGCAAACTTTGAAGGAGATTCCGAGACTTTAATAGGTACATTTCAAAATGGTGAAACAATTACTGGGGCAGTTTCAACATTTACAGCAACATTAAAACAGTTCGAGTCTACAACTGGATTAATATATGCAAACATAGCAGACGTAGCACAAGGTGCAACATCAGTCAAAGTTTCTAGAAACACAGGTTTAGCAGAGGGCACTAAGTTGATGCTTACAACGGACCCAACTGTATCAGGAACCGAAGTTATTACTATTAATGCTGGTGGTATCGATGTAAACACTAACACCCTGACTGTTACTCGTGGTGTATATGGTACAACAGCAAGTCCTATCCCTGGTGGACAGTATGCTAAGTCATTCATTGATTCAGCAACCACATCAACAATTAACGAAGGTGCAACATTTACTGCTGCTGACGTTACACTAACTCTTACTGATGCTACTGGATTCTTAGAAGGTAGTTACATTCGTATTGGTAATGAAATCATGTCAGTAACAACAGTTGCTGGTAACGATCTAACTATTGTTCGTGGTCAGTATGGTACATCAGCAGTTGACCATAACGATGGATCAGCAGTTACACAAATGACTGACGCTGGTGATTATTATCTTAACTTCTTCACCGAATCAGAGGGACTTCAAGGTGGAACTTCAAATGCCACTATCAGTTCCAACGTAACACAAGGTTCTGCATCTATTACTAACCAAGATAGATTTACTATTGCAGAAGGTTCAATCGGTGGTGTATATGAGTATATAACTCTTGCCAATCATAATAACGAAAGAACTTATCGTTATGATCAATCAGATTCATCTAACACTGGTCATCCATTCAGATTATCAGAACAAGCAGATGGTACACAGACACTAACAGGTGCTGAATATACAACTGGTGTAACGAAAGTTGGAACTGCTGGTCAAGCGGGTGCATACTTAGATATTACTATTACATCAGGTACACCATTATCACTATATTCATACGCAGAACCAGCAGTAGCAAACACTGCTGACGCTAATGCAAACTATGGTTTCCAAATTGGTACAACACTAACACCTGACTATGAAGAGATATACATCTATGACGTAGCAGGAGAACCATGGGCAGCAGCACAAGCATTTGAAATTGGTGGTACAACATATACTGTACAAGCAGGCGGTGTTACTGTTGGTAAGTATGGATATGTACATGAATGGGATTCTGCACAGAATGAGTTAAAAATCTCGCTGGGTGTAGGATCACCAGCATTTGCAGTAGGGGATCAACTTTATGATACACCTACACTTGTTGATGCTAACAGAACTATGGCAGAAGTTGTATCTGGTAAAGTTCTTGCTATTGATACAGTTGGTGCTGCTAATGCAAGTAGAACTGCTGGAACATACTCTGGTTTATCTCCCACAGGTGGATCAGGATCAGGATTAAAAGTTGATATTGTAGTTGCAGCATCCACAGGTGCAGCGACTGTAACACTCGTAAATGGTGGAAAGAATTATGCAGACGGTGAAACACTAACAGTAACTGACGCTAACTTAGGTGGTGGTGGTGCTCCTAACCTTACATTTGCAACTGATGGTATCGGTGCGGGTGATGGTATTGGTGCAACATCAACAACATATGTGAAGACTGAGGATTACATACATTATGGCAAGGCAATCGCTGCAAACTCATCAGACAGAACAACTGGTATTGTAGTAGGACCTGGGCAAAATCTGATCGTTTGGGCATCAGATACTAACATTGCATTCCAAGTACAAGGATTTGAATCTGTTTCTGAGGATTACACTGTACTAGGTAACGCTAAGACCGCTGATTCTGGTGGTGGTGGTGCGACTCCATAATAAATAGAACATAAGGGAAACCTAGATGGCATTAACACGTCTTAAAAATATCATCACGTCGAGGACTGGTCGTATTATATACGTCAACCCCGACGACTTCGATGCATCGGATGCTTACGATAATAGAGGTAACTCAGCGTTACGTCCGTTTAAGACGTTGCAACGTGCTTTCTTAGAAGTAGCAAGATTTTCATACAGAGTCGGACTAAGTAATGACGAGTTTGACGCATTCAGTATATACCTATATCCCTCAGAGTATGTTTTAGATAACAGACCTGGGGTTGCTGACTTTAATGACGTACAACCGTTTGATGCTAACTCAAACTTTGATCTAACATCTTCAAGTAATGTACTTTATAAATTCAATTCAGTTCGTGGTGGCATTATATGCCCCAGAGGTGTGTCAGTCGTGGGATCCGACCTCAGAAGAACTAAGATTGTACCTAAATATGTACCGTATCCAACAGTCCAAGGATCCCTTGGTATAACTGCGGTTAACGAACCAGGACCAACAGCGATATTCAGATTGACTGGTGGTTGCTATTTCTGGCAGATGTCATTCTTCGATGGAGATAATAATGGAGTTTACTATCGCTCAGATGATATTGGAACTATTGCTCCAAACTTCTCACACCATAAAGTTACATGTTTTGAGTACGCAGATGTACCTGACCTAAACTTATATTATCAAAAGATTTCAAAGGCATACGCTACAATTCCTGACTCATCAGGTGTAGTTGCACAAGACCAGTTACAGGCAAGAATTGAAGAGAACAGGATCGTGGGTCCTATCTCAGACGAATTTGCTATATCACAAATTATCAGAAATGGACAAACAGCGACAGCGTTCACAGTCGACGAACTCGGTAATCCGAAGAATCATGGATTCTCCGTGGGTGTCGCTGTTAATATATCTGGGGTTACTGGTCCTACTGAGCAGGATCAGCTCCTCTATAATGGTTCGTTCTTGGTAACGTCTGCACAGGGTAACCAGTTTACTTATCAGATGTCATCTGAACCTAGTGGTAACGCTATTGGTTCTAACATACTTGTTAAGGTTGAGATTGATACTGTTGACTCAGCGTCACCATATGTGTTCAACTGTTCACTAAGATCTGTTTGGGGCATCAATGGTATGCACGCAGATGGAGCATTTGCAACTGGTTTCAAATCAATGGTTGTTGCCCAGTTCACTGGTATCTCACTACAAAAAGACGATAGAGCATTTGTTGTTTATAACCAATCAACTGGACAGTATGAACCACAGGCAGCGGGTTCTGGTGCACACATCAATGGTTTCGCAGAATATAGAAGAGGATGGCGACATGTACACATACATGCATCTAATGACTCATTCATACAGGTGGTGTCTGTTTTCGCTGTGGGATTTGGAGATCACTTCTTCTCAGAGAGTGGCGGTGACTTATCAATCACCAACTCTAACTCAAACTTTGGTAACACATCACTAAGATCAAAAGGATTCAAGGCAGCAGCATTTACGAAAGATAAAGCAGGACAGATAACACACGTTATACCACCAAAAGGATTGAGTGATGTATCAGAGGTATCAATCAACTGGGTTACTATTGATATTACTGCAACAAAAGCAGAGGCAGATGCATCAAGACTATACCTATATGGTTACACATCAGAACTAGGTAAACCACCAAGTAAGATACAGGGTTATACTATTGGTGCTAGACGTGATGACGTTAACACACCTGATAAGATATATGTTGCTCTCGTAGCATCAGGTGCAAGTGAACCCACAACACACTATGCACATATATCCCCAGCAGGACCAACAGTTACAGGTACAAAGGCGGGTGATGATGATTCACCATTGAAGTTTGACAGTAACAGAAGTCAGTGGTACTTACAGGTTGACAACGCAAACAACACAATATACACAACACTACAAGCGAACAGCATATATCAGAACTTAGGATTCACACCTACCACATTCATCAGACGTATTCCCGATGCAAGAGACCTTAATGACAGAACATATAGATTCAGATATGTACTAGACAAGGATGCGTTCCCAATACCAAGACCACCTATTACTGGTTTCGTTCTACAACCTAGATCCAGCGAGTCAAACTCACCAGCATATAGTAAAACTTACTACATCTATGATGTAGAAACATTCCAGACATTTGAACGTGGTGTTACAGATGGTATATACTACTTGACATTCCTGTCAGCGTCAGTATCCCCAGGTGCTACTAACTTCAACGACTTTGAGTTCTCTCAACAGACAGTGGACATATATCCGTCATTTGACAGAGACAACCCAGTTGCAGACCCAGCAGCAGCAGTTTCAGTTGCAGACTCAGAAATATTAGGATTGGTTAGGACAACTGATGGTGCAACACCAACACCTAACGAGAACACACAGTTATCAATTACTAAGGAGACTACACAGTTCTTCTTACAAGAGACAGAGAATAACTTAGGATACACAACCACAGTCAACACACTAACAGGTATAGTTGTTACTGCTAGACTAGGAGATGAAGAAGAGAGAAAGATACCACTTAAATTAAATCCAGACAACTCAGTAGCACCTTTACAGGTAGAACTGAGACGTTACTCTATCCTTAGAGCATCAGGACACACGTTTGAGTATCTTGGTTTCGGACCAGGAAACTACTCAACAGCGTTCCCATCTACTCAGGTAGAGGTTCTAAGTCCAGAGCAAGTCAGACTGTCACAGTCATTGAAAGAAGCAGCAGGAGTTGCTTACTACTCTGGTGTTAACAGTGATGGAGAACTATTCGTTGGTAACCAAGTTATCAACCCAGTTACAGGTCAGATCACTAACGAAGATATCGCTCAGTTAAACGTCCTCGGTGAAGAGGGAACTACGATTGAGACGTTCTCTGAATTGGTATTGACTGATAAACTAACTGTAATTGGTGGAGCATCTAACCAGTTAGAATCTGTATTCTCAGGTCCTGTAACGATGCAGAAGAAACTGACATCACAGGATGAGATTCAGTCTCTTAAATTCACTTATAGTAATGATGATGGTACTGTACTAAAACAAACATTCCTAGCAAATGAACTTGCTGGTGTACCCGATCTCGCTGCTGGATTAGCATTTAACAATGGCGACATATGTTACAACATAGACTGGACCCCAGGTGCATCACTTGGTTGGGTTTATGATGCTGGCACATGGTATAAGATCGGATTGAGTGATACAGCACCGATCACATCACAAAGATATAGTGGTGTAACTCATTATGGTATTGGTATGGCACCTGACGCTTCAAATAGATTGAAGGTCAGTGGCAACACATTCTTCTCTGGTAACATAGATGTTACTGGAACTTATGGTGCTGCCGATAAATATAGATTGGCGACTGGTCTTGCGAATAGCAACAACGGTGTGACATATAGTGGAAATGGATCCACAGTTACATTTGCTATATCACCAGGGCACACCGCATTTTCTGTATTGGTATTCTTAAATGGTGTTTGCCAAGTCCCAGGTGTAGACTACACTGTGACTGGTAACGCAGTTGATTTTAGTATTGCTGGGGCGACAATCCCTGCATCAGGTGATGTGATTCAAATTCGTGAATTAGTAATCTAAGGTAGAATCTAATGTCAACCAAAATAATTGGTAATCAGATTAGCGATGCGACAAGAGCAATTATTACTGCCCTGACTGTCACAGAACAAGTCAACTTACCCAGTTTAAATCAATCACAAATCAATGCCCTTGGAACTGTTGCGTTAGGTACTATCATCTACAACAACAGCGAGAAGATTTTCCAAGGTTACTTACCTGATGTCAACGGACCAGGGTCACCAGGGTGGGATGACGTTGGTGGTGGTGGACCCAGTATTGGTGAAGATAGTATTATAAGAACGAACGGTACTACCATTTCTGAGAACCTAACAATAGGACCCAGTGCTAACAATGGTGTAGAGTTTACTAACGGTTTTACTGCTGCTCCTATTCAAGTTGCAAATGGTTATACTGTTACTATTGAAAATGGTGCAACATGGACTATTATTGGTCCTGACGAAGATCTTAGTGCATATAGATATTACAATAACTTAGGTATTAACCAGCATCTAAGAATGGTGCCAGGGTCTACCTTTGAGTTCGGACAAACAAAAGAAAGAATACTATCGTTTGCTAAGTCATCTACTGTAACTGTGGATCATAGTCAAGCAAACGTATTTGAAACCAAGAACCCAACAGGGTATAACGGTAATATTACTATGAACTTTAATAATGTACCGAATGAGTCTGGTATCATGTACAACGGATCAGTGCTTATATACCAACGAAATGGTAATGGTGCTATTACATCTGTACAGGTAAATGGTAGTACAGCAGACACACATTTTAACGTAGATGACTTGACCCCAGCAGAATATGCAAACTCATATCAGTGTATGTTCTACTTAGAGGGTTCTCAGTGGACTTGTTTTGTCATGGTAACGAATTTCGCTAGTTAATTATTATGCCTATTGGAACCAATAAACTTATGCAAATGGGTGGTGGAGGAGGAGACTCTACACCATACATTGCTGCATCTGGTGGATCTCTTTCAACTGGTTCTAATAGTGATGCAGACAATATACCACTTACTCTACACTCATGGCAGTCTAGTGGTACAAGCACATTCAGTATAAATGATATATCAGGGTCAGGAGAAGGTGTCATCTATGTATGGGCATGGGGTGGTGCAGGAGGAAACGGTGGACAAGGTGGAAATGGTGGTGGTTCTGGTGGATTTGCATTTGGAAGTTTTCCAGTAACAGCAGGACAAAGTTTTAGAGTCGCAGTCGGTGGTGGCGGTGGAAATGGTAGTGGTTGCTATGGTTGTTGGGGAGCAGGAGGAGCAGGAAGTAATGGAAGTTCATGGTGTAATGGAGGACAAGGAAGGTATGCAGGATGTCGAGGATGTTCCGCTGGTGGCGGGGGTGGCGGTGCTGGAACCGTCTTATACAATGGTACCGAAGCATTTGGGAACATATGGTTAGTCGCTGGCGGTGGCGGTGGCGGAGGTGGTCGCGAAGGTTGCGGTGGTGCAGGACAAGGTGGTGGTGGAAATCAAAACGGTCAAGGTGGTTCGTGCAGTGCAGGAGGAGGTTCGTGTTGTGCACAAGGTGGTGGCGGAGTAGGTTCTAATGGACGCCCAGGTGGAGATCGCTCTGGCGGTGGCGGTGGCGGAGGAGGTTACGCAGGCGGTAACGTCGGTGGAGACCCAGGATGTGACTGTCATGGTGCAGCAGGCGGTGGCGGTGGATCTAACTTCGTTATTGGATCAGCGTTATCATCAAGAACTGCTGCTGGAAACTACGGTACCCCAGGGGAATCTAGTCATGGATTTAGAAATGGTGCAGGACAGAGAAATGGTGGTACAGGTAGAATTGTTATTGGTTACGAGAGGCAAACTTAATGGAATTTACTAACATTGACAATGGTGGTGTCGACACCATCACAGACGTACAACGTCACACACATTTCAATTTCATCATAGATATTGATAAGCAGAGTATTATGATTTCTCGCAGTATATTTCATGCACCAAATATACAGTGTCATGTTGGTGCTATCAAGAATGGTAGTAATGGATCTTATTTTACTGAATATGATAACCTTAAATATGGTATAGACATCATAAGACAGAAAGATAAGGCAAGTATCTATTCAATTACACATGACGGTCCAATAGCATCAGACCAATCATGTTTCGAGGAAATATGGATCAGTGGTTTCTCTGACGGTGACCACATAGAAGAAGGCACTAATCTATATGATGCAACATTCTGGTTTGTTGAAGGAGACAGTCCAGTAGTAGAACAGAAAATTGTATTCAACATACAACCGTGTAATCACGACACCCCAGGGACTTTTGAGCGTTCTGCTATAAATAAGATGATATATAACCCAGGGTATTATCCTACTGACGAAGAGTGGGAAGCACATCAAAAGTATTTGGAAGATGGGGCGACACGTCCTATTGCTCCCAATTAGATAAATAAAAGAAAAGGTATCAAATGACTCGGTTAACCGTTGCACAAGTTAAAGACCTTAGTAATCAAGGTGGTATGTCGTTCTCAAACGGAACGATAACTGCTAATGGTACCCTCAATGTCACTAATATTGTTATAAATGGAAATGTATCAGGTTCATCAGGTTATATTGTTCCATCGCAGTCAGGACAATCAGGATCATTTTTAAGCACTAATGGATCACAGATCCAGTGGGTTGGAAACTCAACAAACAAAGGTATTCCAAATGGAATTTCAGTATATAATGGTAACTCTACATGGAACAAACCAAGTGGAGTAAAAAGGATTTGGGTTAAATGCACAGGTGGTGGTGGAGGTGGTTCTGGTTATGGAGAATCAGGTGCTGCTGGTGCCCATACAGAAACATTTGTTGATGTAGCAAACATCAATAGTATTTCAGTAACAGTTGGTGGTGCTGGTGGTGGTACTAACTATTCTGGTCGTGCTGGAAATGGTGGTACATCATCATTTGGTAACTATTGTTCATCAGGTGGTGGTCAAGGTGCCAACAGGAGACAACAACATGATGGTGCCACAGGTGGTAACCCCAACCAAGGTTCAGTAAGAATCTATGGTGGTTCATCACAGGGTCATAGAAACCCACCAGGGTTAGGACATGGCGGACACAGTTTCTGGGGTGGATCTGCGCCCACTTCTCATAGACAACAACAATGGGCACAACGACATCGTGCTCATGCTGCATTTGGAGCAGGCGGTTCATCTGCAAGAAACAGAGAACGTGGTGGAGACGGACGTCAAGGAATCGTGGTTGTCTACGAATTTATTTGATATAAATAACAACGAAGGAGATTTAGTACCCAATGAGTACCCTTAAAGTAACATCAATTAGAGACCTCTCAGGTTCTGGTGGATTAAACCTAAGTTCTGGTTCCATCACAGTGAACGGTACTCTTACTGTAAGCAACATTAATATTAACGGAACAATAGCAGGGTCATCTGCACAAGTTATTCCGTCAGTATCAGGACAGTCAGGTAAATTCCTGACAACAAACGGTAGTACAATGTCATGGGGTACTATTGAATCAGGTGGTGGACCAAAATCCATTTCAGTGTATAATGGTAATAGTACATGGAATAAACCGTCAGGTATCAAACGTATCTGGGTTATGTGTACTGGTGGCGGTGGCGGTGGATCAGGTTATGGTGAATCAGCGGGTGCTGGTGCACACACAGAATCCATAGTCAACGTTGAGAATATCAACTCTATCTCTGTTACCGTTGGTGGTGCGGGTGGTGGAACTGGTTACTCAGGTCGTGGTGGTAACGGAGGAACTTCATCCTTTGGTAACTACGTCTCATCTGGTGGTGGACAGGGTGCTAACAGACGTCAACAGCATGAAGGTGCTACTGGCGGAAGTCCAAACCAAGGTTCAGTTAGAATCTATGGTGGTTCTGGACAAGGACATAGAAACCCACCAGGGTTAGGTCATGGTGGAACATCTTTCTGGGGTGGTTCTGCTCCTACTGCTCACAGACAGCAGCAGTGGGCACAGCGTCATAGAGCACACGCTGCATATGGTGCGGGTGGTAGTTCTGGTAGAAACTCTGAAAGGGGTGGAGACGGACGCCAAGGTATTGTAGTAGTTTACGAATTCGATTAACAATGGGAAAAAGAGCATTAGTCCGTGCAGACGGATTTATTACAGACATCGTTGAAGCAGGAAGCGAATTCGAGGTCTATACAGGTCCAGGGTCCGCTATGAAGTGGATGGATATACCTGACGAAGCATCTAACTTATGGAAGATGGAACTAGGAGAGTGGATTCCAGATTTTGAATACCACGACCCAGAATTAATTCGCCAAGTAAGTTATGGCGACCCAGGGTTGCAACTTTCTATGATCTATAATGACATCAAGAATGGTACATTAGATCAGACAGGTGAGTTTTTCAATCACATCAAGAAAGTTAAAGAAGAGTGCCCGAAAGTAGAATATGAAGAAGTAGAAGTATTAGATGAAATGACTGGCGAAACTCATATGGAGACACAGAAAGTGTTACCAGATGAACCATTCCCACATGATGAAACAATGCCTGCATGGATGGGTCCAGAGGAAATGCCAGAAGAAGTTCAGATAGAATTTAAGATAGGAAAATACGATCCAGAGAACGAAGAACAAGTACCTGACGCTTAACTTACATAATGCAAATTCGTAATGTACTCATTGTGGGAGGTGGTACCGCAGGATGGATGACTGCTACCGCCTTAGTGAAACTTTGCCCACATATTAAAACCAGTCTAATAGAGTCGAAAGATCAACCCATCATAGGTGTAGGAGAGTCTACCCTAGGGCAGATCAACGACTTTTTTGCGTTATTAGACTTGAATGATGAAGAATGGATGAAGGAGACAGGAAGCACATATAAATCCAACATAAGATTTACTGATTTCTATAAGAAAGGAGAGACATGGGATTATCCCTTTGGTAAATCTACTATTGTAGATGATCTACCACATGGGTGGATGTCATGGTTTGCTCTGAATATAGAGAAACCAGAGAAGTTTACAAGAGATACATTTGCTCGATCTATGAATATCATAGGTCATCTAGCATATGCCAATAAACTAACAAGATGTGATAAGTTTCCTTTCGATCATGATACTGCATATCATATGGACGCAGTTAAGTTTGGTCAGTGGTTACGAGATAATAGATGTCAAGAAGTAAATCATATGTATGGACACATCACAGGGTGTGTAAAAGATGAGCATGGTAACATTGACATATTATATGCAGGAAGTAAAGAACTAAAATATGATTTGTATATAGACTGCACAGGGTTCAACTCAGTATTATTAGAAGGTATTATGAACGTACCTTTTAAATCATTTCATGTAAATGAAGGTGGTTGTTTGTTAAATGACACAGCAGTTACATGTCATATGCCACATGAACAACCACACTTGGAAGTTACTAATACAACTACATGTACAGCAATAGACAATGGTTGGGTCTGGGACGTACCATTATGGGAGAGATCAGGGTGTGGTTATGTACACTCAAAAGATTTTGCAAAGAATCCAGAAGAAGAACTATATCAATACCTAGTTAGAAGAAGTGGTAAGTATAGAGCAGACCAAGCAAAGTTTAGGACAGTACCATTTAGAAATGGTAAACATGAAAAAGCATGGGAGAAGAATGTAGTAGCAGTTGGGTTAGCAAACTGTTTTGTTGAACCATTAGAAGCAACAGGACTACTAACAACACATGAACAGATCATTAGAATCTGTAACACTTTGAAAGGTAGAGAGGGATTTGTACCCAAAGTTGAAGCAGATATGCTAAACTTAGTGAATGATCTTGAAATAGAAGGATTCAAGAATTTCATTGCTGCTCATTATGCCTTTTCTGCTCGGGAAACACCCTATTGGCAAACCGTAGCAAATGATGTAGAATATGATTTTACGACTGCATCACTAGATAATCTATTTGTTAAATATAGTTCTGAAAAGCATGTTACCTATGAATGGTCTGGCGATCAAAACTATAATGACGGACTTAGATACATAGGAGCAGGCATGGGTTTTAATCCGCTAAATAAATTTACATTGAAACTTACCCGACTACAAAATCAACTATCAGAGGCAGCGGACAAGATTGAACTTGACAAAGCAGAGTTGTTATTTGACGGTTGGAACAAAGCAATGTATCATTGGTGTGATGATCTACCCTCGTCATACGAATTCCAAAAGCAAACTATTTACAGTTAATTATGACAGTACCATTAGATGTAGTATTACCTGACGGAGAATCGTCAGAAGTGCCCGAAATGCCTGAGCAAATTACAGAGGTAGATACTGCAAAAGACGCAGTTAAATCATTTGAAGATCTCTGGTTAAATTTACGCTATCAGCACAGAGAAAAGTATAAAGAATATACTGAACTACAAGCATCACTATCTGCTATGAACTTTGAGTCAGCAGAGACAAGAGTTGACTTCACTAGAATGAATGAAATGCGTGATGATATTGTTAAACTAGAAGGTGGTTTAGAAACATTAAATCTATACAGAACCCTAGTATTAGGAGTAGAAGCAGAACCTTGGTTAGAGATTGAAATCCAAGAGAAGCGTAAGAAGATTAAAGTTAGAACTAACTCTAAGTATTCTAAAAAAGGTGGAGATTATTCCAAGTATGCTAACTGGGAAGCAGATGCAACTAAGACTGATGCTGACGTAAACGTTCCTAAGTAAATGATGAATCTTGATTATATTTTTCCCACACCAATTTGGTGGGTTGATTTGAAGATTGACGTGCAAAAAATGCAGGATATTTGTTATGAAATAGCAAATACTATGGAGGGTAAAGCACGAAGTAATCGGGGTATATTGAATTATCAATCCCCTGATTTTATGGGAGAACAAGTAATCGAAGATTTAGATAATGGAACTCATGTAGATGAGTTTGGTTTATTATTAAAAGATATTAAATCAAATGCACTAGAATGTTATAAAACATTTGGTCCAATGTCTACTGAATTATCATTTGCAAATGCGTGGATTAATGTAAATGGAAATGGAGGATATAACGAGGTACATACACACCCAGGGTGTGTAATATCTGGTGTATATTATGTTAAAGTACCAACCACAGGTGAACCAGGGCAGATATGTTTTCACCGTGATGGCACTGATGGTTATGTATTACATAGTCTCGGTGTAGCAGAAGATATGAGTACAGCAGAAGTACCTCATACCAGTAGTACTTGGTCTTATCCACCAGTAGAAGGTAGGTTAATCTTGTTTCCTGCTTGGTTAAGTCATGGAGTTAGAGAGAATGAAACTGACGAAGATCGTATCAGTATTTCATTCAACTTAGTTCCTAAAAGATCAAAACAAGATCTGTTGAATATTGTTAGAAACAATGCTACTTAATGTATTCCCAACACTCATACGATTTGGTACGATAACACCCTCTGAGAGCGACCTAGAAGCGTCTCTGAGCGTCTTAAATGCCTATTTTGACCAATCCAGTAAAGGAGACTATGGTTTAGAATCTGGATTGTCTACTGGTTCACAACGTGGTGGTAAAGAGTTATTCGATCATGAAGAATTAGACTGGTTGACACACCCTATCATGGTAGAAGCAGCAGACTATTGGAGGAATGATCTAAACTATCGTAGAGACTGGCACATATATTTGGATAGTATGTGGAGTAATAAGCACAGCGAAGGAGATACTACTGGCGAACATTGTCATAAATCAGGTAGAGGTAAGTCAGATGTATCAATAGTATATTATTTACAGAAACAAAAAGGTGCAGGCAATATAGAATTTAAGAATCCATTAGAACATATATGGAGAATGTTACCACTTGATGAAGATTATGATGATTGGGTAAGAGACGATTACTATCATCAAGGAGTACAATATGATTGGCAAGAGGTAGATGCAGAGTCATATAATTATATAATATTTCCCTCATGGTTAAAGCATAGAACACAACCCAGTAAAGGAGATAGAATTGCTATTAGTATTAACGTAGCGGGTTGCCCTATTGACCCAACAGAGGGCGATTTTGATTGAGTTACCATTCTTAGACCCAACTGTATTTTATGCAGATGATAGACCAAGGGTATGGAGAAAGGCAGTACCTAAATTTGTGACGTGGGAAGACGCAGAAAATGCCCTAAATGCCCCTTGGAATCACGTTATCACAGTTATAGATGACTATGGTAAACGTATGGATTTAGATATGGTAGAGGAACCTTGGTTCTACAAACAGGTACCAAAGAAGAAAGAACTATTTGAGTTAGCGAATGAAGGTTATACGATTAACATATGTCAGTATGGTCATGGGAACACATATATTGAGAAATTATTGAAAACTATTGAGTCCACGTTTGATGGGTGTAGTGACTGTCATATCTTTATTACTACTGGTGTGGACAACTCACACCCCTCATTTAAACCACATTTTGATAAACCTTGTAACTTTATTATGCAGATGGAAGGTAAGACTAGATGGAAGGTATATAACGAGAGGTGTAGTGAATTACTTGAAGGCACAGACCCACCATACACACCAAATGAAGATGAATTAACAATCGCAATAGATACTGTACTTGAACAGGGAGACGTGTTATACTTTGGTAGTAGACACTATCATAATACTGAACATAAAGAAGGTTCAAGATTATCAGTTAGCATACCTACTTGGTTTCCTAAAAGATGTGAATGTTCAGACAGGAGACACTATAAATTATTACATGAATAAACTTATCCTACCATTTCTAAATCCTAAATTATTTGTGTGTGGAGATAAACCACGAGTATGGAGAAAAGCATTACCTGACCCTACACAGTATGTGAATTGGGATACAGTTGCACATTGCTTTAATAACCCTTGGTATTATAGAACTCAGATATTAAATAGAGACGGAAGAAGATTGATGTTACCAGAGAAGTTTGAAGTCTGGTATGAGAAGGGAGTACCACGCAAGGAAGAATTATTCGCAGCAATTAATGAAGGATATACATTTATTATTGAACAGTATGGACATTATAATGCAGCAGTAGATAATCTATTAGAGAATATAGAATCAGTATTCGATTGCAACTGTGATGCACATATATTTGGAGCAGCAAAACCAGATAGCACATCATTTGGTTCACATTGGGACATACCACCTAATTTTATATGTCAGGTAGATGGAGAGACACATTGGAATGTATTTGAAGAGCGTTGTTCTGGTCTCATAGAAATGACTGATGAACCATACCTACCAGATAAGAATAATCATGAACTCACAGTAGCATTAGATGTTACACTCAAAGCGGGAGACGTCATGTACATACCCGCTAGGACATATCATAAACCATTTCCTAGTGGTAAACGATTGAGTATGTCTATCCCTTGTATGTACCCACTTGATGTAGAGAGCGACAGGAAACAGTATGTTATTGAATAATTGCTACCCATTGCCTGATCCTATGGTGGATCAGATCGAGGAGATAGTAACCTCGCAGACATTTCCTTGGTACTTGTTAAAAGAAACAACGTTTGCTGATGAACAAGCAACACCATACGCAGGAGTGTTTGATAACAATAGTTTCTCTCATGTATTGGTGATGGACTATCAAGTTGTTAGTCACCAGTATGATCTATTTGAATCAGCATTGAGACTGATAGCACACCACGCAAAGCAACCATTTACTGACATATACAGAGTCAGGTTAGGTTGTCTGTTACCTGATAACCTACCACACCATTGCCCTCATGTTGACTTTGAAGAACCACATACCACAGCATTATATTATGTGAACAAGAGTGATGGAGACACATTCTTTTTTGATTTCAAAGAGGTAGATCATGTAACACCAGATAGAGGTAAGATGATAGTATTTGATGGACTAGACAAGCACGCAAGCAGTAGTCCAAGCAAGGGGTACAGGATAGCACTCAATGTTAACTTCAAACCTAGGGTTACATAATGCCCATTTTGCCCAAATTGTCTTGAATTTAAGACAGTTTTGTGGTAAACTGTTTGAAAATGTGGTTAAATAAACATATACGCATAACCCAGTATGCACCTATGTTTCCTAAATCCGCCATTCTGACGTCAGAGCAAAAGAAACTCGTACGTCACGCTCTTTTTGCCTTACAGAAAGAGTATTATCAAAAGTTGGGAGAAATTCCACCCGCTAAACTAATCTTATTAGATGAAATTGCAACAGCATTGCACCTTAGAGATGAATACCTATGATAATTTCCTTGACGAGGAATATCATCAAGAGTTATTGTCTATCCTCACAGGGTGGGAGTTCCCTTGGTTCTACCAGAATACTCTAACAGCAGGAAGTAGAGACGTTGGAGCATTAGGATTTAACCATTGGTTAAAGAATGATACTGACCCAGAATTTTCTGAATTAATTGCAAAAATGCAAGAAAAAGTAGGAGCAAAAGAGTGTTATAGAGCAAGATGTGACATGACATTATATAATCCAAAAGGATATAGACATGACTTTCATACTGATGCTAAACAACCACACCGAGTTTGCATATATTATGTGAATGATAGTGATGGAGATACTATAATAATGGGAGAAGATAATCACATAGAAAGAGTCACACCCAAAGCAAACAGAATGATTACTTTTAATGGTAAACATTTACACACAGGTCACAGTCCTCAACAACATAAATGTCGTATCTTGATTAATGCAAACTACTCACTTAACTGATAAAGTAATACCTCTATTCTCTACACCTGTATTTGTAGAGGTAGGTAAGAATATGCCTGATGTTATTCCTCAAATTAAGGATTTAGAATATCATAATTATTCTAATAGACATAGAGGTGGAGAACAAACTACTAACATGAATATACTGGACACACTACCAGAATTAACAGAGTGGTTAAGTCCATTTGTTAAGGAGTATGTGTATGATGTCATGGGGTGTGATACTAAGAATGATATAGACATACCTTGTTCATGGGTTAATAGACATAAGTTTCAAGATAAATCACATGAACATAATCATAGAAACTGTTTATATTCTGGAATAGTATATTTGGAGTGCGAACCCAACGGTGGTGATTTAATATTCACCAACCATAAATTTGAAATGATAAGTCCAGATAGGACACACTACAACATATACAACAGTATGAAGTGGACTATCAGACCAGAGAAGGGCATGGTTGTTATGTTCCCTAGTGACCTATTTCATTTTGTAACAGAGAATGTATCAAGTGAGATAAGATACTCGTTAGCATTTAATATGATGTTACGAGGAAAGTTTGGCAATCCCTCGTCATTCATAAACCTATGAGTACACCTTTATTCATTTCAGAGAGCATACCATTGGAAATTAGAGACATACTAAAAGCACTATCAGTTGGTAGTAAAGCAGCATGGCAAGGATTTGAAGGTACTATTGGATTTGTGAGTGATGACTACATCACATTAATATTAAGAGAGATACCTGACGAGAATACTAGATATGGATTTAGGACAGTCAGTCTAGTAGTCAGAAGGTGTGATTGGGAAGAATTAGAACTAGACCCAGTACATTTTAAAAGAGTAAGAGCATATAGAGGTAAGATAAATGACCACGCAGGCAATGATATGATGCCAGAGATAGACAAAAGATAAACTGTCACAAGGGGTTGACTACTGTTCAACCTATGCACTATACTAAGGAATATTATATTATTATTGAGTTGACAATTACATTACGACCACATCAACAGCGAGCATTTGACACAATGCGTAAAAACAATAAAGGTTCAGTTATAGTACCCACAGGTGGTGGTAAGACTATGATTATGATTGAACACGCTCGTATGACATATTGTCAGAACTCAGTACCTAAAACTATTGTAGTGGTTGCACCTCGCATACTACTAGCAAATCAATTATGTTCAGAGTTTCTAGAACAGAACCTAGACGGTTGGTACAATCAGTCTATCGAGGTTATACATTGCCACTCAGGAGAGACTCACTTCAAGTCAACTACTAAGACTAAGCAACTAGAAGAGTGGTATCACAATACACCTAAGAATCTTATCATATTCACTACATATCATTCATTACACAAGATCACAGATAGTCTTGATATTGAAGTTGACGTAGCATACTATGATGAAGCACATAACTCAGTTACTAGACGATTCTTTGATGGTACTCAGGCAATGAGTCACAGATCAAGACAATCATATTTCTTCACAGCAACACCTCGCATAGCACATCAACATGAGCGTAGCATGACTAACGAGAAGGTGTATGGTAAGAGACTTATCAATGTACCCGCACCAGAACTCGTAAGTCAAGGTCACATACTACCACCAACTATCGTACCGTTTGAAGTTGATGCAACTAGAACCAGAGAGAATTGTCATGAAGTAGATGCAGAGTCAGTTGACGATATTATTGATACACTAGATGATACACACGCATCTAAGGTACTTGTAGCAGTTCCTAGTAGCGGTGTATTACAAGGTATGATCGCTAAGACCACTCTATTGTATCGCTTGTCAGAGCGTGGATACGACACCTTACACATCACATCTAAGTTTGGTGCTATCATCAATGGTAAGAAGGTATCAAGAGAGCATTTCTTCGATACTCTTACAGCATGGGGTAGAGACCCAGATAAGAAGTTTGTTATCTTTCACTATTCTATTCTTAGTGAAGGTATAAATGTACATGGTCTTACACATTGTATCTTGTTAAGAAACCTTAACGTAGTTGAAATGGCACAGACTATTGGTAGAGTTATACGACTAGATAAGAGAGATAGTAACAGGTTGCAGAGTGGAGAACTAACACCTTGCAAGTGGTCACTATATCATAAACCTACTGGTTACATCACAGTACCAGTACACAAGACATCAAAGAGAACTATCAAGAGACTAGAATTAGTTTGTGATAGTATCTTTAACAAAGGAGAACCACCACTTAGTATCGTTAGATAATGGGTAAAATTTGTACACTATTTCCACAATTTTATTATCATGGAGAGGTAGAGAATCATCTAGAATTAAAAGATAAACTATTATCTGAAATGAAAGATGCAACTCTATCTCAACCAAGTGAGTGGAATTGTAGTGTTCAATCATCATTTGAAACTAATACAAACATGACTGATTTCTCATGGGATTTCTTTTATAATAGTATTAAATCTAACCTCATGGAAATGCACTCGGAGTTAGGTGGTAATCCACTCTCACGCATAGACATGACCGAAGCATGGTTAAACAAATATGAGCGAGGAGATAGTCAAGAAGTACACACCCACATAGGAGGAGACGACTGTACTTTCTCACTTGCCTATTTTGCCCAATATGCTGAAAATGATGCTAAATTTATATTCTATGACCCAGATCAAACTAAACATCTAGGTAATTATAGTAAACATTACAGCACAGTTAACACATGGTTTCCTGATGTACAAGAAGGAGATATAATAATATTTCCCTCATGGTTACATCATCAAGTAGATGTTCACAGATCAGATACTACTAGAATCACAGTATCAGCAAATTTTAAAGTAAATTCATGACATACAGTACACCTGACGTCAAGGTAATTGACGGATACTTTCCAGACTGGTTAATAGAAGATGTAGGCAAGTACTTGTCAACTGATTTCCCTATGTACTATAACAATACACCATACGGAGACTATAAGAAAGCAAGATTCTGGGGTAATACTGTTATTAGGGATAACGAGTTTACAGGAGAGACACCTTGGTATTGGTTTTTCGCTTATCTTAATGAATGTATAATGAAAGATATATGTAAAGACCTACCTTTAAGTCATATCCATAGAGTTTTAGTCAATGCTCAACACCCACATCAAGTGAGTCAGACTCATACAGATTTTAACCATAAAGCAACAAGTATCATATACCACGCATACGGTCAGAGTGGCGATACAACATTTGCTGACGGTCACAGAGTACCATTTAGAGAAGGTAGGTTAGTCATATTTGATTCCCAGAAGGAACATGATGGCGAACCACCTAATGAAGATATAAGAATAACACTAGGAGTGATCGCACCACACAAGGGTGTGTCAGTATATTAAGTGGCACATAGTTTGTTGAAATTGTACGACAGTCATATAATATAGAACTATCAAACAATTTCAACCACATTATGTCAAGAAAAGAATTTGAACTCATGTATGATGCTTTCAAGAATTATCACATCTACATGACACCAGAACAAAAAGAGTTAGCGGAAAAGATATTGAATGAAGGTTTCTACAACACAGGTGCAAGATCATGATGTACCCAGACATAAGAGACTTCCATAAACTTCAAGGTAAGGAAGTTGACATTAAACTATCATGGGAACAACTCAATGATATTATGTACTACCTAGAATGGAAACTAACAGACATATCCGAAGCAGGGTGTGACCTAGAATTTCCAGAGGTAGAACAAGCAATGCAATCACTTGAAGAACAACAGTATCAAATTTACAAACAGGGGTGCGAAGCATGAAGCATACAATCACACTAGATGACATGGAAATTACAGCACTCAATATCCTATTAGAGGGAGAGAGTGAGATTATGGTAGAGTCCAGACTCAATACTACTGGCAATGTCAACCCAGACAGGAGAGAGATTCTATTAAATCTGGTTTATACCAAAGTATTTGATGCCTGTTATAAAGCAGATAAAGACCCGAACAACGATTATGACATGATGAAAAACTATGATAGGGTTTTATCATGACACTTAAAGAGACATATATTAATACTCTCGTTGATAGCATGAGTATGGAAGATTTGCAACAATATGTGGCAAATGACATGGCATCTTTTTTGTATCATGTAAATGATACTGATTTACTTAATGAATTTTTAATTAAGGTAGAACATACCACAGATGAACAATTTTACAATAAGTTTGTAACCAGTTTAAAAGGTGGCACACTACTTGTTTAAATTCTAGAATCATACCTTTATAATGATAATATATTTCAACCACAAAGACATGGACACACTCACACATAAAAGACAACTTGATGATTTCGTTGACTATGTGTGGTCATTCTATGGTAGTGATGATGACTCACTATACCCAATAGAAGGACTAACAAAGTTAGACATTTTCAAAGCAACTGCTATCTATTTCAAGAGCATGAATGACAATGTTACATGGGGAGACGGAGATAGTCTCGATAGAGAGCGTGTAAGAGACATCTTAGTTGATGTTATGGGCATGACAATCAATTACAACCCACAGAGGGGAATTACAGTTCAAGACTTAAAGGATTTAGCACTATGAGACATTTAGTTCCATTTACAAAAGACCAACTCTCAATTATTGAGAGTAGTCTTGAAGCATCACTCAAATATGCTGATAGCGAATATATCAGCGAAGTTGATGCAATCCTAAAAGAAATTAAAGACAACACTAGATTTTAAGATCATGTACACTAAAAACGAAACAGCACTTCTTACTTTGATTTCTAACATCAACAACCAATTTTATTATATTGGCGAGGACAACGATAAAGTTGCACCAGTTGATGTAAAGAAATTCACACAATATTGTGTATCATTTATTGATTCATTGGAGATAGATCATGACGGAGAATAGATTATGGGAATACCCAGAGGACAATCCCTATGGAGAGTGTACCTATGATGGTAAAGTTGAAGTTTACTTCAATATTTGTAATTTACTTACTGATGCTGAACTTAACCAAGTTTGGGATATAGTGGGCAAAGCGTGTGACAGAAATAATATTGACACAGATGGAGACCAAGAGTTATCCGTTAGGTTGTATGATGATATTGTTGCAGAGGACAATGATGATTAACTACAATCAATCTGACCTAAATCTATTAGATGACCTACATGATATTGTAGGTCAAGATTATGAGACAGGAAAGCATGACCTAATAGAGTTCATGTTCAATTTATTAGAGCGTAATCAACTCGAAGAACTAAAAGACCTTATTACTAATCACTATGACCAGTAATCAAATCAAAATCGAAACATTCGATAAGTACATCATGAGAGGTGGAGATCAATCACTCTCAAATATAGAGGACTTATGTTCCTATGGTTTTATGTTAATGGGTGTAGAACCACATGATGAAAACGTATTCAATGACGTAGTTATTGGAACTATCCAGAAACTAACACAAAATTTGACTTAACATTATTATTGGAGTATTATGGAAGTTGTTATTCAACCTATGAATCTATTTGAATCAGAAATTTGCGTAGATTGTGGAAAACCTTGCCACATGGGTTCTGGAAGATTTGTTAATCGTTATGCTTACTACGGAGACGAGGTAGAAGGTTGGCGGTGTGGCGAATGTTCAGCAGAACTAGATAGGTTACAAGAAGAGTTAGGATTTGACCTATGAGACCCTATTTTTTATACATCTTAATAGCATTTGTATTTCTAGGATTAATTAAGAATACTATGAAATTACATAAAGGAGAAGGTGTACAAGAGCGTATTAGAACACGCAATGAACTATTACAACAGCAATTAAAACAGTTGGAACAATGATAACACCCGAATCCAAAGAGAACAACTACTTCACTAAAACAAGTGATGGACAATACGATAGGCATAAGTATAAGATTAATTGTAAAGATGGTAGTTCAGTCATTACATACGATTATAATGATGTTATAGAGAACTATTGGCATAAACATCAATTAATAGAGAATGTAGAAGTATTGGACATTAAACCCAAGAGATCAGGCGGTAAGGGATTTTGAAAACAGATACACTACTAAGGATACTCAAAGTTGTTAGAGTAAAGAAGGTTAAGTATAAACCTACTCGTAAACATTATAATATGCACTTATACGGTTAATGAAACATACATTATTTCCTATACAATACTACCATTGCAAGATACATAACCATAAAGAGTTATTCGGTTCATTATTAGAAAGTGCTAAACATTTACTCAAAGATGCTCAGGGTAAATGGAATTGTAGTGTTTATACAACTTACTTTGAAGAGCAAGATGTAGTAAATCCTGATGAACTAGGGAAAGTCCTCGCACCTTATTTGTATCAATATTTCCCTACACATTGCAATATAGATTTAATAAACTCATGGTTAAACTTATATAATAGTGGACACACACAAGAACCACATCATCATGTAAATTTCCCTGACTTTATTAATTTTAGTGGTGTAGTATTCATACAGTATAAGAAGGGAGAAGATGCCAACTTTTATTTTGAGAATTTAAACTTAGAGCATACAGTACTAGGTTACACACACATATTTGAACAAGATCAGATATTAACACCTGATATAACGGAAGGCGATTTGCTGTTATTTCCCTCGTTTGTACGACATGGTGTAAAGACTCAAAGATTTGATAATAACAGATTAACGCTCAGTTTCAACCTTGCTGTGACACCTATGTAAGTGTCACACAATTTGACACAAGTGCTAGACGTGTGATTATAATGGAAATATCAACCACAGATAACATGATTTTCAATTTCTTAGAAACAAGTTTCCAGAATGTTAGATCATCTAAGAGAACTGACCAGTTGCATGACGCATTGCTAACTCAGTTCCTAGAAACCTATCCAGAACTAGCATCACTACATTGGAGACAAGAGTATAAACTACAACAAGACGCATTTGGTGGTACATTTGATATTGATATTGTAGGACTTGATGACAATGGTTATATCAAGTATGCAATTCTTGCCAAGGCAATCAACAGCAATGTCAACAAGAATATCAAGAATTATGCTAACACTACTATTGGCGAAGCATCAAGACTATTCTATGCACCTATCGTAAATGAAACAATCGAAAAGATATTATTTGTTTCATTACTACCTAGAACAGCACCTAGATTCAATAAGAAGGGAGAAGTTGTAGGATTTGATGACGTCAAGTCAGCGAAGGATAGAACCAACATTAAACCAGTATTGAAGAGACAATACGGTAACAAAGTACAATCTATTGATCTATTCTATACTATTGATAATGTAAGATCAGGATTGACTAGCGAAGATTATAACACAATAACACCTAGTTTTGTTGATTCATTTGTATTCGAGGTTTAATCATGATGTCAGTAGCATTTTCAGAGTATAAAGAAGAGTGGTTAAAGAGGTGTGATGAAGATGATCGCACCATACCCACATTTGAACAGTATCTACACGCAGTCAACCTTGGTAGGAAATACTCAGCAATTTATGATAAGTATGGTTTCTTAAAGGAGGACTATTAAATGAGATACGAGACATTCGAGGAAATTTCAGTAGGAGACATTGTATCATACAATCGGGTATGGGGATATGTCTTATCAAGATTTGATGACACTAAACAAATTAAAATAGTAGATGAATATACTGACGATAAGATCATGGTAGATTATAGAAGAGTACAAGTATTAGAGAAATTCGAGGAGGGATTATGCAGTTTCTAGTAACAGATATTGAATTTGATTTCGATAATGATGACGCAGACACAGTTTGTAATAGTGAGTTAGACGTATTCTTTATAGCATCTAACTTTGATCGTAAAGAGATCACAGAGCGTCATTTAGGTGTATGGGAAGCGGACAATGAAGAGGACTTAATCGAAGAGATTACCTGTTCATCAGGTTGGTTAGTAAAAAACATACACTATGAAATCCAGTTGAAATAGTGTCACACACATTATAGCAATCGACACTCACTCGACTATAATGAATATATCAGGTCAAAGGTGCTAAACATTCACAAGTGCTTAGGGATACCACACTTGATCTGACACACTCACACAAACGATAAACTACTCAGTAGTTTTATAGTGGGCAAGGCGAACCGTCAGGTTTTAATCCTAGATTGCCAAACTAGGTTGCCCACTATTTTCACACTTAGAACACATAAGTGTTTTTATTAGGTTAATTAGGTCAAACTGTATGATCGAGGAGGTGTAAGTCCCCATTGATTAATGACAAGTCAGTTAATCAAAAGAATACCACGCAGTATTATTATTAAAGGTCAGTAATGCAACTCGCCACCAACTGACCGCCTATCTTTATTCTTTCATTAATTCAACCACAATGAGAAAAGTATCATTAAATTTTATAGTTGACAACCTTACTGAATTAGGTTGGGATTACACAGCAGGCAGAATGTCTAGATCAGGTATGGAAATCTATGATGGCATTATGAGACATTGCGGTATCCTAGAAAATCATGAACATTGGAATGAAGATGTTTATGCTGACTCTAACGGAGACTGGTAGTATGCAGTTTACAGACAGAGAACTAGGATTAATCGCTCACAAACTAGGTATGACATATTGTGACCTAGACACACCTAATAGTGGTAACACATGGACATTTGAGCGATATGGTAAAGACGCAGTTGTAGGAGCATTTAAGAAGGTTCAAGAAGAAATCAAGAAAAGAGGATTAAATGCTGACACACTTGAACTAAAACGTCAACCCTATGGTGTGCCACTTCCAAAAGAGTCCGCCTTTGGTCTCGATAGAGATTTTGAGGTGTTACGATTATATCGTAAAGATCAATCAAAGATCAAAAAAAGACCAACCACACATTATTGCTAAAAGCAGGAGATTAAAATGAATGAGGTCAACACACTTATACCTACCTACGATTTTCCTAGTAGTCCTATCCTATGGTTGGGTTTCTTGGGTATAATAGTAGCACTTGCAGTATTATTTGTTGCTAATAATGATTACTTCAATAGTCCACTTAATCAGGATAAGAAGTAATGACTATTAGAAAACTAACAGATCAACAGTTTAAAGACTTAAAAGAGTTATATGTTGATAGAATCGTTGACAATATGTCAATGAAGGATTTAATCATCTATGCTACCGAGGATATGCAGAAGTGGGTGGACTCACTCACATATAATGATGCAATGGTAGAAATAGAGGAATATTTTGACGAGTATTTTACAGACACTATCGAGGAAGTAATCAATGGTTAAGCAACAGTATGTTATGCAGTTCACAACAAGAACTGACTACTACCAAAGTTTTGAAATTTCATTTGATGAATTTTGGGAAGATTATTGTAAAGAAATGGATTTTGATGAAGAGGAGTCCGATCTTAACGATTGGGATAATGAGGACTTAATGCAAGTTGCATGGGATTATATACTCAAAAATCCAGACAAGTATCGTTATGGAAATTCTGATTATGATAATGAAGAGATCATGAACTACAACTTACAGAGGATTTAATCATGGAAAAGATTTATAGAGTACTGGTATCTAAACAAATAGAATACTCAGTTGAAGTTGAAGCGGATAGTCCACAGGAAGCAATGGAACTAATAGAAGAAGAGATACAACAGAATGAAGGTATCTATAACTATGAGATCGAAGCATCATGTGAAGAGTTCAATGTAACACACGCAGAGTTACATGAAGGTTACTATGTGACAGCATCATAAGTGTCTACTTTTTGTTTAAATTGCCCATATAGTCCTCTATAATAATATTAATGATTCAACCACTATCATGAAGAAATTAAACATTCAAGTTACATCAGGTCAGTACAACCTATTATGGTTAATGATCGCAGAGCATGGCGAGAAGATCGTTGCTAATTCCAATGGAGACATGGATATGCAGACATTCGATAATCTATTTGATGCAGTATGTCAGGCGGATTATGTGTAATAGAGGTATGCCACCAATAAGGAAAACAAGTCCTAGAAAGTACTTAGAGGGAGATCACTACCTCGATTATAGACTTACTTTCGATCAAGTAGAAGAAATACTTGATTCAATCGAGTGGATAGCAGAGGAGAATGAAGAACACATGAAGGTTCTAATATCCGCCTATTACGCTCTAAGAGACCAGAACGGTCACACTATACCAAAAGAATGGAGGAACGGTTAATGGATTTTAAAGAAGAGATTTATGAAATAGCATTTGGAGATAATGCTATAAACAGAGATTTTGATGAACTCGAAGTTATCGAGAGAATACAATCATATAGTGATGGAAGCAACCCTATCCTTATAGAGGAAGCATGGAATGAAGCAGAGGAACTAAATTGTTCACTCAGGGAACTATCAGATCAGGACTTGATAGAGTGCAGACAGGCATTAATTGAGAGAACTAATCGTATTATGTCAGCACTTGATGAAATAGGAGTAGAATAATGGCATATTGTGACAAGTGTGGTAATTTTGATAAATCTCACGTTGAGGACTGGGATTTGAAATTACATTCAAATGAGTTGAGTTATCAACCTGATTTATATTACTATTGGGATAGTCCAATAGAGGAGGATTACGATTGGCGAGACGCATATCCAGAAATTGACTGTTTATGTGAAATTTGCTTTGATATAGCAAATGAAGAAAAGAAGATTAAATGGCAACTACCAAGATGTCAAGAGAAGTTATGACAGTTTATAAGGTGTCACACACATTTCCCATTTCATACAATTATCCTTTATATTAAATAGTAAGAGACAACCACAGAATTATGAGCAGTTTAACTAATACAGCAATCTTTGAAGATATTGCAGACAAGTGGGATATAGTCAAGTGCAACAACGGTGTTGGTGTATTTGAACTCACTTATGAAGGAGAGCATACAGGAGATACTTTCGATACGGAAGATGAATGTTGGCACTTCATTAAGCATCAAGTTTACTCAGAATTTGAAGCAAGGTGTGAGTGAGACAGTTGAGACTTGTGACAGTCTATATACTGACCACACACCGCCCACTTTGCCCTTATAGTCCATTATAATTAAATCAATTACAACCACAGAAAAATGCCACAGTTCAAATATACAATCGAAACACCCAGATTATTCAATTCAGAAGTGTTTACTGATGACCTACAAAAAGCAGAGGATTTATGCTTTGACTTCGGTTGCGACTATGAGTACTCATGTGTCAGAGACAACAAAACAGGCGAAATAGTCTATGAAATGGGTAATATTATGGGTTTAGTTGAGGAGGGCATAGTATAATGCGAAACTTTGACAAGATCAATTATCTAAAAGAATTACAAGTGCCAGTAATTGATGATAATGCAGGCACTATCTCAGTCACATTTACATTTGACGAGTTACACGCATTTTCAGAACACGTTGATTGGTGCATTTATGAGCAAGATCAACCAGTAAACGACAATTTACAGTCATTTATTGATAAATTACTCTATAATAAGAGAAATACAGCACCTAAAATCAAGCAAGTTAATCTACCCAAGGAGGAGTGGTAAAATGAATTTTGAAACATGGTTAAATCAATGCCCTGACCCTAGTAGATTCGCAGTTGAATATGTTGATATAAGATCAGACATTTTGAATGTAATTGATACTTATGACCGCCCAGAGTGGAAGAAGATCAACTTTAATAAAGATAAATTAGATGATCTAGTTTATCAAGTTTACGATCAAGACTGGTCAGAGTGGAATGACTTTATCGCTTTTTTAATTGATAATGAGGTTACATGGTCATGAATGAAAATCTATTCAAACAAATCAAATTTCCTACAAGAGAGAAATTAATTGAATATCGTTATGAACAGTTCCAAGAGTGGTTAAATAAATGCCCACTTGTAATAACTGATTATCAGGATTTTACAGATCGCTTCCAGATAACATTTGATTTAGAAGCAGATTAAATAACAATCGGCATCAGGTGGGTACGCTATACGATTCCCTATGTGTAAGTCCGATATGATACGAAATCGTATCAACAGGCATTAAGCATAAGAACCTTAATCTACCAGTATAAGTGATCTTATACAATTCCAATCGGTCTAATGGCGGTTGCAATCTTATATAAGTCCTAAACAAAAGACCTTACCATAAAAAGGAATTAAATTGTTATGTGGTTGTGACAGTTTTATTACCTACACATGGTGAGGTCTTTTTTCACCATTATATGATTATAATAGAATCAAACAACCACAGGATTCACACATGGCAAAATTAGATACTTACCAGAGATTAGTAGTTGACGCAATCAACGAGTACGGAACAGGAGATTGGAAAAATTGGATCTCAGTTCATTATGTACATGAGTCAGGTTACTCAAATATTATATGTCATTCTGAAATCATAGGTAAAGTTTTCTACGATAAGAGAAAAAGAGATTTGAACCAGAGAGAGTATCAGGAAATAATCATGGATAACACCAGAAAAGCACCTGTTACCTATATTGCATTTATGAACAGAGACGGAGCAGAGGAGAGTTTTAACGAGACACAGATAACAAGATACAGAAATATGTTGAGAAAGCAAGGATTCTTAGTTATCAATGTAGATAAGAAATCACTAGCACAATACTAATCAAAATACTGGTGTGAGTGTGACAGTTATATTAGTGTCACTTCGCACCAGAAAACACCTCTATTTTCGCTATAATAGAGTCATAAGCAACCACACAGGAATTTTTCAAAATGCGTAAGATCGAATCACAAATGAACAGAGCAATCAGAGGACAGAGAAACTGGACTTCTGGTAATACAACTGTATTCACTACTGATAACGGTTTAGAGTCAACAGTATATCTACATGGCAACCACATAGCAACATTCGATCATGTACATCAAAACCTATACATCTTTGATGGCGGTTGGCAGTCTAACACCACTAAGTCTAGACTCAATGCACTTTGCTATGAGTTCAACACAGGTTTCAAGGTCATTCAGAGAGATTGGACTTGGTACTTAGTCAACTTCCTAGGCACTAAGCAGTTATTCAACTCAGGCATGGAGGTTGCATAATGAATAATATTGAATTTGATGCAATGACAGTTATGGAGCAAATCCACATGGCAGAATCAAGGCATATGCAGATGGGAGCATTATGTTCTTATCTATTGCAATATCCTGATATGACAATCAGAGATTTCTTTGCAATGGCAAGTGACGAGATCAGAGAAGAGCAGGAGGAGTTAGGATATTATGACTAAACTAAGAAGAGAAAAGTCTTATTATAAGATATTTGAACCAGTCAAGCATCTAATCGAAGAATACGCAAACGACCATTTTTCAACGTTTGGATACTATCCCGCCACAGTTCGATTATATCCACCAGTAGGAGAGGGATTACCCAGAGAATTAGATTATACAGAATACCAGTATATTATAACTGGTAACATATATTGAGAGTATTTCCCCATTTAGTGTGACGATTTTTTTAGTTGCACACCGCACCAGAGAAAGCACCCCAAATCGGTGCTTTTTATGGTACAATTAATATATAAGCAACCACAGGTAACACACATGAATTTATTTGACGCAGTTCCAGTTATCGTTAACGATATGTTCTCTAACTATACACCAGAGCAGGGCATATCCACAGGGGAAATTGCAATGGCAGTTAAGAATAGCATATTAGCGACAGATTCGCTAGATTATGGTAATATGAAGAGAGCGACTTATTCGCAGATTCGCACTATGGTATCTAACGCAATCGACCTATTAATAAATGATAAGTCAACATTTTTCAATGTACTATACCCAGATAACCTAACACCAGAGCAGAAACTATCCCCATTATTCAGATACAACACACTATACGGAGATACAATCTATTCTACCGAAGTACCAACACTAAAATTTCAGTAAGGAGCAATAACAATGATTTTCAATTATGATGACTGTACATTTGAAGCATACGCAGAAGGCGGTTATATGTATTACAGAGAGGTTTCCCAAGGCGGAGACCCATTATACGACTTTCAAAAGTTAGAGTGGTATTTGTTCGATTATGAAGCACACACAGAGGACTTAGTAGAAATATTAGAGGACATGGAAAGTTGCTTTGATGAAGTCATAAATACGCATGACCAGACAGAGCAAACACCTTATAGTTTTTATCATTAATGACTGACTCTAACCAAACTATTAACTTATCCGATAGTCTCGAAACAGCGATTGATTTCGAGACTTATGGGTTATTCATGATACCAGTTACAAAATATTCAGCAACCGCACTTGTTGATGATGTTTTGAAGTGGGCAAGAAATCAGGATTTCGTAAAGCATGACAGACAGGCAATAAGTCACAATATACAGCAAATAGGAGAGACTAACCAAATTTTACAGGATTTACCAGAGTTAAAGGCATTACTGTTAGAAGTGGCAAGAAAGCATAATCAAAGCGGTTTAAACTATGCTAGTAATTTTGAGATAAGCGACTGTTACCTAGAAGTTGCACATCAGGGAGCAATTTACGCACCACATGAACACAGTAATTGCTTATTCTCAGGCACTTATTTTATATCATACGAGAAAGATGCCCACTCATATTTGAAATTTAAAAGAAACACCATTTCTAACACTTATCCTATAATGATGCTACCATACGAGAGCATGACCGCATTTAATTTACAGGAAGCAACTATCCCTTACGCAGCAGGGGATATTGTGATTTATCCAAGCAATTTAACACATGGATTTGACAGCAACCCCACAGACAATAGGATAACATTAACCTTTAATGTGATACCTATTTAAAATGTATGAATAAATCTATATGTGTGTTCTATTTGGTTCGACTTGTTGCTACCTCGGACTGTAACACATCAGGCGAGAGTTGTCAAGTAATACGAGCGATTCCACACAGTCCGCCCTGACTCTTTTGCCCTCGTTGACTTCTTTGGTATAATATGCAATAATATATAATGAGCATACTTTGCCCTGACCGTTTTGCCCTCTTTGACTCATTCGGTAGAATTTCCCCCTGTTGTATTGGAGACAGTTCCCCCTGTTTCTATTATAGTTGGGAGGGGTGCTAGTGGGTACTATTGGAGGTATAACTATCAGGGGTGCGAACCAATGGGTAATTTCTTTAATTACTCTATCGCATTGCATGATGCTATTACATACAATCAACACCTATGCCGACTAAGTACAAATTACTATTAGATTTATACGATACAGGCGGATTACCACCTGATGAACAGATCGACCTTATACAGTTCTTAATAGATACAGAACTAAGGGAGGAGTTACACCAGTATAGCAGAGTATGTGAATATTTCATTATGGAGGGTCTATGTTATGATGTAGCATTTAATGATACTTAACACATACACAGTTAATAACAATTAGTGGAGAACAGTTGTTGTTAATTAGTGGGAAATCAGTTAGTATAAACAAATAAAGTGAGAGATCCCAGTCATACCAAGGGATTAGAGCGTTTAGGAGTGCATACCTACTGAGTGTATCACAGAGAGAACACCTAAGAACGTAGTCATACCAATGGATTACAGTGATTATTTAATTACACTTAGGACAGTTAATTTGTGATGTTTGTTATTATATTGGGTTGCCGATATAAAAGGGTTCCTAGATGATAAGCTATAAAAGTATCCCAGAGGGGTAGATATAATTCGATTGTTCGTGCAAGTCTATATACAAAAAATTCCCCAGGTAGAAAATAGTCCCCTATGTCTTCACTAATTAGTAATATGCCCGCTGAGGAGGTCTGGGTAAGGAAAGAATACCTTACAGACTTCAAGAGTGGTCATGGTGAGTTTACCCCTGGTGTGTGGGTATCTGTTAAGAGTATGCCTGGTAGAGCATTCTACTTTGAAACATATCTACCTGAGTATGCTGCCATATATGATAAGTTACCTATCAGTGCATTCGTCAGTCGCCCTGAGACACCTTCTCCTGATATGGATTTACCTAACTTACAGTTCTGGAATTGTATGGACTATGGGGTGACTGCTATATGTAAACAGTTTATAGGGAGTATGGATTATGAGATATACAGTAGAGATTATGGGAATATGCATGGTAAGTACGTTGTTACACTGGATAATTATCATGAGGATATAGATAGAGTCGATTACAGTACTGCTGAGACTCCTGCTGAACACAAGAGTCATAACTTAATAGAACTTGACAATGGACAATTTGCATTGTATCCTAATAACAGGTTAAGAATATATGATAACTCTCTTACACCTAAGAATCCTAAGATGCCAGATTTCAAAGTGTCTACTAGGGTATTCAGTGTAGAGAGAGGACACATGGAACGCTATGGAGACACCGATGACTACCACTATGGACTACGAGAGACCGTCAATGGAGATGATGAGGAAGACTTATTGTCAGTGGGTGGATAGACCATGGATTAAGGAGAAGATGAAGGTTGGTGATTGTTATGGTATATGCATGGAGTTCTATGAAAAGTTCTTTGATCTAAACCTGAGAGACTATCCGAATATTAATAAGAAGGCATTGTTTATGCCTGAGTTTATCGCTGATCAGGCAGACCGATGGGAGGATGGTGTAATACATGTCTATGAGGGAGACAGGGATGTACCACCACCTAGTTTAGATGATCTGATGTTCGGTGATATGATTGTCATGAAACTGTACTTAAATCCCCTACAAGGCGGTTATGCGAGTAAGGATGGGCGAATGTGTAACCACAGTGGCATTTACCTAGGACATGGTTATATGCTCCATCATGCATGGTTAGATCCAAGTAACATAGTAGACATAAAAGAAGTTGATAGTTATTTACTGAGGGCAGTAGAACTTGTTCTCAGATCCCCACATGTTGCAAACTATACAAATCCTATATAATGATGACACACATTTGTAACAATATGAGTAGACGATTCACATTACCTGTTGAGGTTGATGATTTCGGTGACATGTCGATAACATTCCCAGCAGAGTTAATGACTGAATTGGGATGGTACGAAGGAACCGAGATAGAATATACTGAGGAACTCGACGGAAGTATTATATTAAGAAAAGTAGAAAAATAACCCCTTAACATTATGAAGAGCGTGAATCAAGAAATGCAATGGTTCGGAGTCGAAGCATGTGCAGGACGAGTAAAATACGATGATCCAAGAATGTATCATTTTAGGAGTTGGGAACCTAAGACTCCTTTTGCTCCAAGGTTTGATTGTCCGATGTGGATAGATCAAGTAGAACCAGAGAAATGTAAAAAAATCCTAGAACAATGGGAAGAAGAAAAACGTCCGTGGGCAACGTATAACTTCTTTAATGAGCAAACAGAAAATAACCTCTTACCTGAGATCCACTTGATGACTGGGGCATTCTGTGATATACTTGAAGTAGAGATGCCTGAGAAACTATGGATTCGTGGTTGGATTCATAAACTTACTGTCGGGCAGCACTTACCAACTCATCATCATAGTATTCATGAGAATACTTTCTTGTCGGGTAATATGTTACTTACACATAGTAAGACACCTACTGAGTATTACATTCCTGGATACTCTCTATATGGTGGCAACCTAACTCCTGCCCCTATCCCTGGTATGACTACGATCTTTCCTTCTTGGTTAGAGCATAGAGTAGGTACAGTCAGTGAAACAAGGATTGCTCTTGCATGGGACATATATACTCAGGAAGCAATGGACTACTGTAAGAAGAGTTCTCCTTCTAATGAAATGATGATGTCAATTCCATTTGAATAATGAATGATAACGAATTCTTAGACGCATATAAAGAACACATGGATATGATCTCCAAGGCATTGGAGAACCTTGCTGCTCGTATAGTAACAATAGAAGGTGCTATGGGTAAGATGCCTCCACCAGGGTCAGACATGATAAAGTATAAACCAGAAGGTTACCAAGATCACCTAAACATTAAGGAAGTATTAGATGATCTCTATATGCGAATAAATATGTTAGAAGACAGAGTTAATCAACACAACATACCTTAGTGGCAATATACATCCTCGAAACAGGGAGAGGATTTCCAAATGTAGATGCAGGGGGAGAATATCAACAGAACTGGGAGAGACCTAGTTCTAGTAGATACAAATCACACAAGTTTCATTCGGGACCTGGCACCAACTACAACATAACCTTTAATGACGATGGACCTGGGTCCAGTATCTTCGGTCAGGACAAGGTGTATTATATTGGGAATCAAGAAGAGATATGTGTAGGTAACTGTGATAATGAAAGAGTAGGAATCCATCGCTTCTATCGTTCTGACGGTGGTAACCAAGATCACAAGTTTGTTTCTAACAGTGAACTCAGATACCCAGAGGACTTCCCTGGTGCCACAAGAGGTAATAGAAGAAACTTAACAGCATCATATAACAAAGAACCAAGGAACGGTCAAGCAGTATTCTACATGTCAGGCACAAATGTGACTGGCAGTACACAACTATACCATTGGTATAACGCAACTTTAAAAGATAGTGCACTCAGTACATCATCTTCATACCTAAGTGGGTATGTTAATGTAGGCACAGTTGGATACATTTATACATCTGCATCAAATGCATCGACCTATGCTGACACTGGTGAGACAGCAGTGCCACTATATGAGTATTATAAGAACAGAAACAACAGTTCACGAGATCACTTCTACACAGCAGACCCTACAAGAGAAGTAAATTTACAGACAAACGTTGCAGGAGTACCTAACCCAGGAGATCCTCGTGATCAAGAGTACACATATGTGGGTATTGTAGGGTATGTCTTTCTAGAAGATCTAGGACAAGGTAACAGAAAGACACTAAGAGACCAAGGAATCATAGGACCGACTGGTTATGGTAGTCCAGTATCCTATGGAACGAGAGCAGGATGGTATAATTGGGACGCAACTGGTGCTGGAATCTATACTCAGAAGAATTATGAGTATCAATATGATGCAAATGCTGGTCCACTCAACCCAACTCCGACTCAAAGACGTAATAATCGTTGGAGAGGAACTCCATCAACCTCTGCATTTCCTAATTTTGGTTGGGGAGATCCAACTCTCTGCCCAAATTTAAACACAGATGCATTATTTGAGTGGGTCTATGGTAAAAGTGGAGCAGTCAAAGCAGCAGTTCCGAGATATTTGGAGTTTCATACTCTCTTTGACAGTCAATTTACCTATTATGTGTACGATACTTCCTATCCATGGAAGGGTCCTGTCTTCGGAATCCAGTATGCAACGTCAAATCGTAACTGTTGCCCCAATCAATCCTCTGGTGACAACTGTATTTGTAACGAATCACTCCTTACTTACGACTACTACTCACATTTTTATGAGATTAGAGAGGATTCTTGGAAGACTACACGTTCTAAGATGGCAATTACTGGTGCACCTGGCGGAACTGGTATCAATGAGTCGTTCAAAACTGTTGACACAGACACAAAACGTATACTTTTCCGTTACACAACCCGATTTGGTGACTCATTTAGCGTAGGTGACACCGTAAATGGGTGGGAAATTAGTGAAGTTGCATATTTTGGTAACAAACTAAGAGCAGGATACATGGAATTGAAGGGAGAAGGCAAGAAATTTACCTACAATCAGACAATTACTGCGAATGGAGAGAACGGAAAAGAGGCACAAGTCATATGTGGGTATGGAATAGCGGACAAAGCAGGGTTCTTTGGAGTATATGAGTTCCCTAAACGTGTATCTTACTACCGAGTTGAGATAGATAAGACCGCATTGGTCAGTAAACAGTCGATTGACATCGCAGATGTAGAGTGTGTCGTCAATAAAAACGGAGAAATTCAGTCAATTCAGATAATCAACGGTGGAAGAGGGTACATAAATCCAAAAATTGTCATAGAAGAACCCGCACAACTCACAGAAGGTGGGTCAATGGACAACGTAAAAGAGAATATGAGGCAATTAGATGGTTGGGAAGGTGCACCTTTGCGTTCTCCTACCTCTACATTGGACAATCCTGACGGAACTAAGCACAATTTTACCTTTAATAGCATCAAAGAGAACCAAAGAGACTCGGAAAGAAGCATAGAAAGTGATATGAACGAGCGTGAAGCAAAGGTTCCTTACGGAAAAGACTCAAATACACAGATTGTTGGTGCAGATGATGAACCAGATGTGGATGAACAGAGCGTATCTATGAACGATAGATCAAAAGTAAGGACAATTAGTGCGGAACATAGGAGGAAGGGTAAGTTCAGACAGGCAAAAGTGGAGATTTTATCCCTAACTGCCGACGGAGCAATAGATGAGATCGTGATTAGAGACCGTGGATTTGGTTATGACACCGATCCTAACCGCAAACCAAAGGTTTGGATCATCCAAACAGAGGATGAGCAGTATAAAATGCGTGGTCCTAATACAAAGCAACAGCAAAAAGGGTTCAAAGGTACCGTAGATGCTAATGAAAAGACCGAGGACCTTACTGAAAGGATGCGTGGAACTGGTGTAGAACCCTCACAGGGGTCACAAGAGGTCACTGGTATCAAAGGAGAGGTGCGTACAAAGAGTGGAGCGAAAGAAAATCAACTTTCTATCATGGATGATGGTGTTATGGGGTCATTTGAAAGCATGATGGAAGGGTTCACTGCTGAATATCCTACTGGATACATCAAGATGACCAGTCCTGATGATGTTGAGAAGACTAAACTATGCAATAACTTACCAGCAGGGTGTGTAAACATCGAAATGCCATCAGTTGTAGGTAAAGCATTGTTCCCAGTAGAGACTGTACAGGGCATCATAGAGGTCAATAGCAGTTTTAAGAGTGTAATGGAGAATCAATACCCAGAAATGAAACGTGGTGCAACCACATCTGACGAGTCTACGACCTCTCTAAGCGATTTGTACGGGTGGAACAGTGGTGATGAGTGTATTTCCATAGCCCAACCCAAGTTTAAGACCGTTACACGTCTCCAAGACCTACCTTGTCCCTATGTTGATGAAGATACTGGTAAGAATTTTGGGTGGATGATCTACAAATACTGTGCAGCAGAGGGTGACAACGCATCATTTAAGGTTTCTTTGTCTGTTGAGGGCAAAACAATAGGTCCACAGGGTGAAGCATTCATGGAATTCATGCAAAAGTTGGCAAGACCCCAAGTTCAACCAACTAGACCTGTGATTGATAGCGGAAATAAGAAGAAAATGTGGAGATGCACTCGTCAGAACATTGAAGGAAGGTGTTATTGGGCACCTAGCGGAGCAGATGACGTAGTTTTCGTGCCAGTAGGACTTGATGAGAACACTTTTAGTTGGGATGCTGCTGGTTTTTCGGAAGTACAGCAACTTGAACTCTGGTTAGGCAACAATTTTGTCCATTCTACTAAGAGTGTAACTGGAAGTGGCAACAATTTCTCTCAAACATTCAATGTAATTTCGGTTTCTGCGCTTTCGGGCGGAGTTCCACCTAATGAATGTTGGGATACATACCTTAGACACGGTAATAATGCTAACGGAGTGCTAGATGTTTACTCTGCGTACTACAATAACAACAATACACAAGGTAAAACAGCAGGAGGAGGGTACTGGACAAGCAGCGGACTGTACAATGGGTACACTTGCGGGTCTAGTCCATGCTCAGGAAGTCTGAATTACTCATACGGAACATCTGGATTCAATAATAACAACGCTTGCGGTCTTGAATACGTCAATGACATCTCTGTTGCTGTTGATCCGCGTATGTTTACGCAACTTGGTATGCGTATGGGACCATATACAGGAACCATGAACGTGAAAAACTGGAACACGGGCTCTAACATCGCATTTGGGCAAGCAGTGCAGAATATGGGCAACCCATTTTTCGCAGAATGCGAAGGAGAGGCATTTGGTCAGTCTCCTGCACAGATAAATCCACAACCTCCACTGAGAAGACGTCGAGTTCACAAATCGTCGTATGATCCAGGTGATGCTGAACTGTTAAAATCACAAGCACGCGATATTAACGACCTAGAATTTGAGGATGACTCATGGAGAGAAAATTATGACCCTGATTTTGACTATGAAGCAGAAATAGCGAACAATCCAGTTTCTGATTTCTCATCTAACCCCGCAACGGACATGACACAATAATGGCAGCAGGAATTTTACTACCAGTAGCACCTATTACAGGTTTACCTTGCTCGGGACACGGTATTTGTATCCCAAGTACGGTTCACTCTGTGCAATCTTGTGGTTCACCACCTATTCCTTATACTATTAAGATAAAAGAGTGGACATGTTGGTGGCCACCCACTCCATTGGTGCCTTTTGGACCACTTAGTCCATTGAAAGCGATGGTATTGACCAATGGGTTGCCTACAATGACATTTGGTGATAGATTCATACCACATATTTCACCATGTACCAATATTATCATCTATATGTGCCCATGTGGTAAATCTTTATGCCCAGTTCCGACTCCAATCCCTTGTAGCATACTTACAGCAGAAGATATGGGTGGTGTAGGTCATATAAGAATCTTATTTGCGACTTCTTTGACTGTATATGTTACTAAGTTACCAATCGGACGTGTTCTAGACCCTCTGGGGGTAGGTACGTTGGCATATAGTTATCCATGTAACAGTGTGGTTGCATATGGGTCACCAAATGTGCTATCATCATAGAATATTCTATTTTTAAGTTATGCCAGTCAGAACAAAGACAGGAAATTTCGGATCTCAGGTAGTTTCGGACACAATCCCAAAAAAGACAAGACAGGGTGCGTCACAGAACACAAAAGTCAGTGCTACGTCGAGAAATAAGGCGAAAAAGAAGTATAGAGGGCAAGGTCGCTAAAACTGCTATAAATAAAACTGTAACGACTAAATAATCGTAATGTCGACATACAGATTCCGATCAGAAAAGTTCTTATCTCGTGGATTCAAAGATTTAGCGATTTCTTTTGAAGCAAATCCTAATACTAATGATTTCTCAGCAGTAACAAACGAAAATGCTATCAAGCAATCGATTCGGAACCTTGTATTGACAAGTTTTGGTGAAAGACCTTTCCAACCGACTATTGGGTCAAGAGTGAGAGGTCTATTATTTGAACCGTTTGATGTTTTCATGTCAGAAGACTTAAAAGATGAAATATCAAACACAATAGAACGATTAGAACCAAGAGTCGAGTTGATCGACGTTGATGTGAGACTTTCTGAGGATGAACATAGTATAGACGTTGGTGTTGAATATGCCATCGTTGGACAACCACAAACACAAGTGGTTGAATTCCTTTTAGAGAGAACATAACATGCCTGCCACCCCATCGAATCTAACGTCATTAGATTTCTTCGAGATTAAGGAGTCCATTAAGTCATATCTCAGAACAAGACCTGAGTTTAGTGATTATGACTTTGAAGGATCTAGTGCATCATACCTAATAGACACATTAGCGTACAATACTTATTACAGCGCATTCACCGCTAACATGTCGATGAATGAAGCGTTTTTAGAATCAGCGACAGTAAGAGATAACGTTGTAAGAATTGCAAAGCAGATAAACTATACACCTAGATCAATAAAGGCAGCAAAAGCATGTGTTCGTATTACTGCACAGGCAGCAGTATTACCTGGTGGTCAGAGTTACCCTGATAGTATTACTATTAAGAAGGGTGATGTGTTTATATCTGAGATCAATGGTGAGACATTTACATATGCTCTTACAAGAGATACACAAGCAACAGTTGACCAAACTACTGGATTAGCAACATTCTCTCAACTCATAATCTATCAAGGTAACTTTGTTACTTTCAATTATACAGTTGATGACACTGCTAAGGCAAACTATGTAATTCCTGCTGAGGGAGTTGATACTGAGTTACTTACAGTATCTGTAAAACCAAATGAACAGTCTGCTGAGATTGATGAATACTCTCTATCATCAAACGTAACAGCATTGACTGCAACTTCTCGTGTTTACTTTTTAGAAGAGACAGAAGATCTTAGATACAAGGTAATATTTGGTGATGGAGTTCTAGGACGTAAGTTAATTGATAATGAGTTTATTGTATTAGAGTACATTACTACTGATGGACCAAAAGCAAACGGTGCTAATAAGTTTAGTTTCATAGGTCAAGCAGTAGATGTCACAGGACGTGCTGTATTACCCTCTCAGATGTCCCTAGCAACGATTGACAGCAGTCAAAGTGGCGAGGAGAGAGAATCTGCCCTGTCAGTTAAGTTTCGTGCTCCTAGGGCATTCTCGACGCAGAACAGAGCAGTTACAGAGAATGACTACGCTCACATTGTTCAAGACATCTATCCCCAGGCAGCAGCAGTAACTGCCTATGGTGGTGAGAAACTCTCACCCCCTGAGTACGGTAAAGTGTTTATCGCAGTCAGATCAAAGTCTGGTGTAAACTTAAACACTACAACAAAGAAACGTATTCAGAATCAACTACTTGCATACTCCATGGCGTCGATTCAACCAGTAGTTGTTGATCCACGCATTTTCTACTTGTCACCTAAGATCTATCCATCATTTGATGGAAACAGTACAACAAGGTCTGCTAACGAATTAGCATCTGCTATTTTGAAGTCAGTTGACAAGTTTAACTCACAGAATAGAGATGACAGATTTAGTGGTCGTCTTGAAATGTCAAAATTCAATAGTATGATTGACTCTGCTGATAATGCTATCGCTGGTACAACAACACAGATGTCTATTGGTCAGAATTTAGACCAGTTTACATTTGGTAACGTATTTACCCAGTGTCTTGACTTTGGTAATGTCTTAACAGACCCTAGTTCATTAGGTGGTGGTGATGGTGCTGATTGTGATCCTAAGTTCTCATCTGTTAAGTCTGGTTCATTCTATGCAACTGGTTATACAGAGGAAGTAGCAGACTTAATTGCTGCTGGTGAAGCAGCAGGATCCCTTACCACGCAACAACAGTCAAGTGGTCTTGAAGCAGCAGTATTTAATGGCACCCTAGTAGAATCAAGTACATTAGTACCAGTAAATCTTCGTGATGATGGAAAAGGTAACCTATTGATGGTTACTAACAGAAATGAAAAAGAGGTCATCCTTTCTTCATCAGTTGGTACAGTTGACTATGCCACTGGAAAAGTCTGTGCTGGACCGCTAAATATTGCAGATACCCCTGACAGTACAACTCGTGTTCCTATTGTAGTATTACCTGATGGTGATGGACTAACAATCCCACCAGGTGTCGATCCTACGTTATTTGATCCGAAAGTTTATCCTGTTGATTACATTACTAACCCATCAAACGTAAGTGGGTTTGATCCTTACAACTTTGGTGGTTGGAACTATGGTGGAGGCACCATAAATACAATTAATTACCCGATAGATGCGTTTACCTATCCAGAAATCGACTCCTGTTTCTAAATTAGATGTTTGCTGACAAAATAAACATTTCGGACAGAGTTAGTAATCAACTCCCAGAGTTTATAAGGGATGAAGATCAACAACTCGTTAACTTTCTCTTTGAATACTACAAATCACAAGAGAAGACTGGTCGTGCGTATAATGTATTAAACAATTTACTTGAATATCTTGATATTGATGCTTATGATCCTAAGATCTTAACATCTAATACAATTTTGATTAAAGATGTTGATACAAGTGTAGAAAAGATTGAAGTAGAACAGATAGATGGATTCTTACCGAAAGATGGTTCGGTAATGATTGACAATGAAGTAATATACTACCAAGAAACAGTTCGTGGTCCTGATGCTATCTTAACACCAGGAATTTCACTAGAAGAATTTAATAAAAAGCGTCAAAACCTAGAAAGTCCTATAACATTGTTCGATGGAGTCAAAACTACCTTCGATCTTAAATTCTTAGGCACCCCAGTCTCACCTGTCTCAGCAGATCACCTTGTTGTCACTGTTTATGGGACAATGATGCAACCAACTGTTGATTATACAATCAGTGGTTCTCAAATTGTCTTTACAACACCTCCAAGAGCAAAAACTGGTACCGACCAAACTGAATTTACACAAATTTTGTATTATATCGGTTTTGCTGACTCAGTAATCAAAAAATTAGAATATCCTGATGTTGCGACTCTCGCTGGTGACGAGTCCATGCCTATTACTTACAATAGTCAACCATATTCACCTATTTCAGAGATTGGTCTAATTATTAATCGTAATGGTACTCTACAAAGACCATATATCGATTATGTACTAACTGACAACAATACAAGGATCAAATTCTTTGTAAATATCACCTCACAGGATGTTTACCATATAAGGTCTATCGAATACGTCTCTCCGTCCGTTGGATCGGGTGCTGAGGCGGTTACAAGGATAGGAGTCAATGGTGAGATTGAAGCAATCATAATCAAAAACGGAGGATCAGGATATGAACTTAACTTTGCTCCAAAAGTTTCTATATACAGTTCGACTGGTGTCGGTGGCAACTCAGCTGCAAGATCACTTGTCTCGGGAATCAAAAACATCCAACTCATAAGTGGTGGACAAGGATATACATCATATAACCCTCCACTTATTAATATCACACCCCCTAGTGATTTAATCAATGGTTCAAGGGCAACTGCTGCCATTACAGTTGATGATCTAACTGGTCAGGTAGATAGCGTTACTATTACAGACTCTGGTTCTGGATATGACTTCATTCCAGCAATTACTTTCCAAAACCCAGGTGGTGCATCAATTAGTGATCCTACTATTGATGGTGAGGGTAGATTAAACGTTGATTCTATTACAGTTACTTCACAAGGTATAGGATATAGTAACCCTCCAACAATTTACATTGATCCTGCTCCTGTTGATGGTATTGATGCAGAAGCATCATGTACAGTATCACCTGATGGACAGGTTGTTCAAGTTACCATTAATAATAGAGGTAGAGGATATTTAACTGCACCAAGAGCAAGAATTATACAACCAGTTGGTGCACAGGTTTTAGACGTAACTGTTGCTAACGGTAGTGTTACCAATATCAACCTATTAACTGGTGGTGCTGGATATACAGATGCACCTTCTGTTTATATTGTAGATGATCGTAAAGGACCACTAGGAGAAGCAATCGGTGGTACAGGAGCATTAGCAGCAGCGACTATATTCAACGGAGAGATTACTGATATCAATATCATCAGTTTTGGAACAGGTTACTCTGAAAGTTCGCCACCCAAAGTGTACATAGCCGAACCTTTATCCGCTGCATCGTCCTGTGACGTTGGATTTGGTGAAATCACTGGTTGTAAGATTTTAAGTGCTGGTTCTTACTATGAACCATCTGCATTCCTTAATTGTGCTCGTGGTGTATCTGATATAGTACAGTTTGACAACTATGGTAATCAGATCTACGCAAAAGAAGCACAACTAGCACAAACTGACCATTCAAGTGGTGCTGTTGTACATAACCTTGACTCTCAAATCATTAGACAGGTATTTGACAAGTTTAGACGTCAATATATGCCTACTATCAACATTGACTACTCACAGGTCAATCCGATACAGGTTATTAAGACTATTAAGGACTTCTATATCTCTAAGGGTACAAAAACTGCTGCACAATACCTATTCAAGATATTATTTGGTGAACAGGTTGATGTTTACTACCCAAGAGAAGAATTAGTTACACCATCTGCTGCTTCATGGATAGTTGACACTATTTTAAGAGCAGAGTTGATATCTGGTGATCCTGCTAACTTACCTAACTCACAACTTAATCAATTTGCTGATGATGTTGATCCAAACATCGGAGATGCTAATGTATTGATTGAAAACGTCATTTCAATCATAGAAGGTACTGATGTAATTTACGAATTAGCAATATCAGAAGAAACATTGTCAGGGGTGTTTAAGATTCCCTATAAAACAGTTCTTGCAGAACCATTAACTACGACAGAGAACATAATAACAGTTGACTCAACTATTGGGTGGCCCGAGAAGAACGGAACTATCATTATTGGTGATTCTGAGGTTGTACAGTATAAAGAAAAATCACTAAACCAGTTTATTGAGTGTACACGTTCTAAAAATGGTGTAGTAGAAGACTGGGACCCAGGAACTACTATATTTTCTGATATATTTGTATATGTTAACCGTGGTTTAACAACAGAAGTCAAACTTCGTGTTCTAGGTATTGCAGAAGCGGGTACAACAGTCTTAGAAGACAGTGGATCATATTATCTACCTGGTGACAAGTTAAATGTTGCTGCGTTAGGTTCTACTGCTAATGATAAGCGTCTAAACTCATGGTTATACAACGTTAAGAAGTTAATCTCTGTTACACAGATTACTCCTACACAAAATAGCAATTCAATAAGTCAAATTGCTAACGTTGTTTGTTCTAACCCACATGGTTTACTTGTAGAAGACAAGGTTACCATCTATGGTGCTAACCCTGCTGTATATAATGGCACGTTTGAAGTAACTTCACGTCTTGATGAATTTACCTTTACATATAACTTACCTGTTCCTACTGATATTATTCCACAGGGTAATATTCTATTATCAGTTGACCTCAACAGAGGTAAGTCAACTGTAACCTCTATTAATGAAGTTATATCACTCTTTACATCTAACATACAGAACTCCTTCTTCAATAGTGCTTATGTTTACATTGCTGCATCTGGATTACCCAACTACAAGGTTGGACCATTTACAGGATCTGCACTTATTCCAGGAAACCAACGTAAGTTACTAAGATTCCCTAGAACAGTTGAGACAGTATCTACAAGAACAATAGTTGCACCCAATACTCCTATTGGATCATGGGTAAATGGTGTTGCTGCATGGTCTTATAAGTCTGCTGAGGTTGTAACATTCGGACCTTTAACCAGTATTAGTATTCTTACAAATGGACAAGACTATGATGCTGGATCAAAACCAGCATTAGAAATATCTGGTGGTGGAGGTACAGGTGCTGCTGCTACTGTAACTGTTAATGGTTCTCTATTCTCTATTGCTGTAACTAATGAAGGATCTGGTTATACAGAACAACCATTAATCTCTATTGTTGGTGGTGGTGGATCTGGTGCAACTGCACAAGCGGTTGTTACTAATGGTAGAGTAACTAGAATACTTGTAGAGAACGCTGGAACAGGATACACTTCTCAACCTACTATATCAATTACTGGTGGTGGCGGAGTAGGTGCTCTTGCATCTGCACAAGTTCGTGGTCCTATATCTGGTGTAACACTAACATCTCCTGGTGCTGGTTATACATCAACTCCTTCAATCAGACTAAACTCTGGTGAGGGTGCTCTGGCACAACCTATTGTTATTAATGGTCGTATTGTATCAATCGCTATTATTAACTCTGGTTCTGGATATACAACTGCACCTACTATCTTTATTAATGGTGATGGATTTGGTGCTCAGGCAGTTGCTGTTATTGGAACATTAGGAGAAGATAAAGGTAAAGTTATATCTGTAACAATTACAAACAGAGGTGTTGGATATACACAAGGAATGACAACTGTACGTTTAGAAGCAGTTGGTCAACTAGCAACATTCCAAGCAAATGTATTCCAGTGGAATAAAAACCTTGAATATGAACTAGCATCAAAATATGACGTAGCAAGAGGATATGTATTTACTGGATTCAATAACCAGTATGGTGGTGAGTATGCACATATATCAGATCCAAAAGAATTAAGATATGTTGTTGGTGATAACGTTGTATTAGATCCAGTTACACAATCATTCAGAGAGATAGGTGTTAACGAAGCACACTCTCCTATTATTGGTTGGGCATTTGATGGTAACCCAATATACGGTCCATATGGATATATTGACCCAACTGATCAGAACAGTGGATTGAGAAGAATGCGTTCTTCTTATAAACTTAAAGATGAAGTTGTATTTGATGCAGATACTAACCCAACACCATCAAGAACAGACGGTCCAGCATTATCATCTTATCCTGCTGGTATATTTGTTAATGACTATGAATACACATTCCAAAGAGGTGATTTAGATCCTTATAATGGTAGATTCTGTAAGACACCTGATTTCCCTGCTGGAACATATGCATATTTCATTACTATTGATGAATCAGATGAGGGTTTACCAGTATTCCCTTATATTATTGGTCCACAGTTTAACTCTGTTGTTGATACATGGAACTTATCACTAAATGCAGTTCAAGAGAATATACCTCTTGATGTTTCTCGTTTTAGAGATCCATATGCCAATGTTGACATTGATATTGAACGTCAACCTAACCAAGAGTCAGATCAGTTTGTTACTGAGAAAGAAGGTGATTTAATTATCTTTGAAATAGAGGATATCGATGGTGATGGTATAATTACACCTGTTGAGATTGCAAATCAGCAAGCAGTTACAGAAGAAGCAGCATTACAGATATATGATTACTTCCCATTAGTATCTGCTGAGTCAAGAGTTGATATTGAAGTAGAGACAACTACAAAATTTGAATCTGCACAAATTGATGGGTTTGTTATTGAAAACCCAGGTGTATCATATCAGGTTAATGATACATTGTTCTTTGACAATACAGGAACAGGTGGATTTGGTGCATCTGCACAAATTGAGTCAGTGGTAGGTCAAAGTATTGCATCTTATCAGAAAGAAATTATAAATGACATACCATACGGTAAAATTGTTACTTCTGCTAACCATGAACTTATTGCACAAGATGAAATCATCGTAAGTTCACGAGTTATTACAGAAAACACAAATAAGAGATTCTACATGTCAGTTGTTACTGGTATTGAGACAATCTCTGTTGATCAGATAGGTGTTGGTTATAATGAGCAGATTCCTGCAACTTATGAGATTATTGCAAGTCAAGGACAAGACGTAGAACTAGATGTCGTTCTTGACACTACTACTGGTAAGATTGATACTGTTAATATCATTAATTCTGGTTATGGATACTCAGTAGATGCTATACCTCAGATAAGAGTATCACATCCACAACAATACAAGAAAACTTACTATTGGGTTAACCAGTATGCTGAATCTTCTGCATCATTTGAAATATTTGACATTCAACCAGCAGATGATCGTACATGGTATGTGTGTGGTGAACTTACAGAGACAAATGGCAATAGTTCTGCATTCTTAGCTAAGTTCTCTGATCTTGGTGGTGTAATTTGGGATAGAACACTTTTACCAAGTGCAAGTATCAAGAAAGCAAGATTTAAACGTATATACTTAGATCAAACAACTGCTGATGACCATATCATCTATGTTCTTGGTGAAACAGAGTCACAATCAACTGCTGCATACAATCCTGACATATTAGTTGTCAAATATCAATCTGGTCTTGATAATGCTAACAACCCAGAGGGTATTGTTGAGTGGCAGAAGGAAATTGCTGGTGTATCGGGTTCAACAAGGTCTGACTATGCTGGTGACCTCTATATGGACGATGAACAACGTCTATACATCTGTGGTTGGACAGATACTAACTCAGTTGACCCAGATGACATCTGGATCATGCAACTTAACAGTTTAGGTGATGTTATTGAGAAACGTAAGTTTGCTTCACCTAATCAAGGTGAACAATTACATCAGATTCATTATATTGGTGATGACAAGATTATATTCACTGGTATTGACTTAGATAACAACGATCTCATGTTTGGTGAAATGATCTATGATGGATCTAACATTGAAATGAGATATGTTAAGAAATTAGCAGTATCTGGTGGTCAGGTAAGAAGACCACAGTTTGTTATTGATTCTTACAATGATTTGTTCTTCACATGCGATATGTGGAACGGAACTAAGCATTATGGTGTTGCATTGTTCAAAATTGCAATGTCACAGGTTGAAACTACTGCTGCTAACCCAACATGGATATTCTCGAAGATTATTGCACCTAGTATTGCTTTTGAGTCAATTACACATGCTGGTATCTCTCTTGATGAGTTTGGTAACATTAATCTTGTTACACATGTCTTATATGAAGATAATAACCAACAAGCAGTCATTAATTACATCAAATACGATGGAACGACTCTTAAAAAGTCAAATGTCATTTCTGGTGCTTGGAATAGTGGAACTTCATCAACAGATTACGGTTTAGGGTTTACAGCACATAATCATACCGTTGATAACTCTGGTGATGTTATAATTCCAGCAAATATTCAAAAATCAGTCCAAAGTGCTGTATATCGTTTTAATGACACTAACGATCTTTACTTTGACTCTACAAAACAGAAAAAGGCGATTCCTACGATTGTAAACAGTGCACAACTTGTTTATGATAGTACTGTTCAAAAATTTGGTACAGGATCACTTAAATTCCAACAATACGGTTCATTATCATGGGCAAACCTTGATAACAATGATGATTGGACTGTTGCGATGTGGGTTAAGATGGATACGTCTCATGACTCCAATAATCCAATAATGGAGATGATTACAGCGATAGATGACGCTGGTTCGACTGTAAAACTCAATATTATTGGTGCAGCATCAGATGCTAACTTTGGTAAGATCAGAATGGTGATTGCACCCCAAGGTGCAAGTGCAGTGACTGTTGATTCAGTTGGATCAACATATTTCAATACAATGGACGCTGGTAACTGGCATCACATTGCATTTGTTAAAGAAGAACCTAGTTTGGGTTCATATGACTATTCTGTTTATTTTGATGGTGTAAGAACAAATACTGCGACTAGCACTGCTGATATTGCAATGGATGACCTCACAATCGGTTGTGCAACATCAGGACAAGCAATTACCAACTCATTCCTTGGACATATCGATGATATCGCTATTGAACCAAGAGCAGTCTATACTGGATCATCTTTACAGGTTCCTACCGAAAGATATCGTATTACAACAGTTAATAGCAATACTGACTACATTAAGTTTGATAGAGAGCATAGTAAGCGTGCTGATTACCAAACATCAACAGATGGCATCGTATTTACAGAAAATACAAATCTCAACATTAATAATCTTAATAATCCAGTAATTACCGTTTGGAACGAAGGTGCAAGTGGATTACAGATATTAGACTACTCTGACGTTACTTCTCAACTAAGTCCAGGAACTTATACGTTCTCAGAGACAATTACAACATTTGCGTCTAAAACTTCGACTATTCCAACTCCATTAGGTAAGAGACTACTTATTACACCTAATGTTGTTGCAAAATACTATATTAGGGATGCTGGGTATTCTAAGATTGATAACGTCCTAGAATTCACATTTAACCAAGATATCAAGTATTCTAAGGGAAGTATCATTCAACAGTTCAATTCCCAAGGTGTAACACAAGCATTTGGTACTATTGTTGAAGTTCCAACAGGAACACTTAATAATCCTGGATTAGGCAACAAATACAAGATTGGTAAGATATATGGTAACTTTAACGATTCAGACAGATTTAGAAACGATACTAACGAAGAAAACACTATTGACAACGTAGAGTTCAATGTTAAGCGTCCACAGGAACAATGGGTAACTGGTAAGGCATATGTCGTTGGAGATCAGGTTTATAGTGCTGGTAAGATATATGCTGCTACAAACTCTGCTACATCAGGTGTAACTGCTCCTACACACTCTATTGGTATAGTTACTGATGGTGCTGTCACATGGAACTTTATTAGTGTATCTGGAACATTACAAGTTAATCTTGCAGACTATGCTTGGCCCAGACCATCAGAACCAGAATGGGAAGAAAATAGATCTTATTCTGCTAATGATTTTGTTTACTATGGTAGATACAAGTATCAGGCACAAGCAGATGGTATTGCTGGACCAACTGCTCCTGTACATACAACTGGTACTGTTAGTGATGGAAATGTCGACTGGGCATATGTTTCAACATATACAGGATTAGATTCGTTTGCTAGATTCAGACCATACGCTGAAAACGATTATCGAGTACAAATTATGGGAATCTACACAGATTCCGATTTCATAGTTGGTGATGTAATTTCGCTAGGTAATAGTATCACGGCTATACCAAACGCAGATAATCCAAAGATAGCAGATATCGATGGAATTGGATCTGTAAGTAAGATTAGATTTACTGTAAACCTTGATAAAGATATTATTAGAACTGCTAATGCAAGAACTGACTTAATATATGCAACTGCTACTACTGCACATAATTTAAACGCAAATGACATTCTATATGTTGAAGGATTCACAACTGCTGAATTTAATGGATCATTCTTTGTACAAGAACTATTCTCTTCAAGAGATTACACATATAGACTTCGTTCAACTGCAACTGCTGACCCATTATTTGTAAACAGTGGTATTGCGAATGTCAAGATATCATCTAAGCACCCAACATTATTGTTGGTTAGAAATCATTCTTATATCTTTGATATGAGTGATGCATCTAACTTTGGATATTTCTTATCATTCTCACAAGATAACCAGTTTAAACTTGAATACTCATTTAACGTTATTGAAAGAGAAGGAACTCCTGGTGTAGCATCTGCAACCGAGACACCTACTGTTCAGTTTACAATCGGTGGAGAAGTTACTAATATTACTTACTACTTTGACCCATCAAGACTTGGTTCTAATTCACCTGTTGGTGCAAACTCATTTATTGATGTTATCAAGACACCGTTTGATGGTACATTTAGAATTTCTGAGGTTCTAAGTGATACTGAGTTTAGATTCCCATTATTACATGAACCAGAATTTACGAATGCTAATATAGGACTTGACGATCAAGATCAACCTAATTCCAAATACTCTACGACATCAGTAAAAGCGATTGGTCCTATTAACAATATCAAACTAATATCCCCAGGTGGATTCTATCAGAGACTACCTGTTGTGTCTGATATTGCATCAGATCGTAAGATTGAGAAAGTCAGAATTGGTAATGGTGGTACTGAATATGCAGTTGGTGTCTATACACAGGTTCCTATCCTAGGTGATGGTGAAGGTGGTCTTGTTCAAATCACTGTTGAAGTTGATGAAGAGATTGGATCAGGAACTATCACTGATGTTGCACTAACAGACCCAGGAAAAGGATATACAGAAGCATCTATTGACGTAGATGGTATCGAAGGTATTCTTGGACCCACACTATCAGGTTCTGGTGCAGAATTAAATGTTATCATTCCTGCTGAGGGTTCTGGTGCTGCTGTATTCTTAACTGGTAGACAGATCGGTAAGATCAAGACTCTTAAAAACAATGAGTTTGGTTATGGTTATTCACATGACTATACCTTACGTCCTGAGATTGCATTCCCAGTCAACTTACAGTTATTCAATACATCTATTCTTTCACAGATTACGATTACAAATCCTGGTGCTGGTTATACATCTCCTCCTTCTGTTATCATCGAAGGTGGTGGTGGATCAGGTGCTGAGGCAGAGGCAATCGTTAAGAACAATAGATTATCAGAGATTCTAATTAAAAATCCTGGTGCTGGATATAGTTCACAACCATCAGTAACACTTAAATCAGAATTTACATACGTTGTAAACCTTGACTTGAACTACTTACAGTTCAACTTCCCACATGGTATTACAACTGGTGCTGCTGTACAGTTTAGAGCAGAAGATATTGGTTCTACTGTCGGTGTACTACCAAAACCAAGTTCAGTTGGTTTGACATCATTATCATCTACACAGACATACTATGCTATCACTGGTGATGCTAACTCACTAGAATCTGACCAGTTAAGATTTGCTTTGACACCTGTTGATGCACAGTCTGGTAACTTTATCACATTCTTGACACAGGGTGATGGTCGTCAGGTTCTTCTTACTGAGGTATTTGGTGGTCAAGCAGATGCTATCGTAGAGACATCACGTTTCTTAGAAGGTGAAGAAGTATTCCAAGGTGAGACATATGAATTAGCAAGTGCATTTGGTTTTGTATCAGAAAACGAAGGTTGGCAAATACAACCTAAGATCTTAAAGATTACTAACCCAAGAGGAGACTTTGTTGTTGGTGGTAAAGTACAAGGTGTGATATCTCGTGCATCTGGTATTGTTGATAACTTGAATATTGCTAAGGGTGTTCTTAATATTGACGCTCTTACTAGAACTCCTGGTAGATTTATTGATGACGTTGGTAAACCATCAGAGATTGTACAGAAGATTCAAGACTCTTACTTCTATCAGAACTTCTCTTATGTTATTAAGTCTAAGATTCCTATCAATAGATGGAAAGAGCAGATATTAGAGAACAACCATCCTGTTGGATTCAACATGTTTGGTCAGTTAGAATTAACTGGTGGTAAGGACGTATCTGGACGTAAAGTTATTGCTGGATTTACAAAACAGGTAAACATCAATGAGTATACTAATGTAAACCAGATTACATCCTTTGGTGCTGCACAACCTATCTACTCTACATTTAATAACTCTGAGGTTCTATTCCGTAAGAAGAGATTAACTAACTCTGAGGAAATTCTAACTTCTATTGTTAAGAAGATTGATAATATTGCATCACAATTTGATGGATCTAGAAAGTCATTCCCAATCGCTGTTGAAGGTGAAAACTTAGTTGTAAATGAGAACCAGTTACTAATCACACTCAATGGTATTATACAGGCACCTGGAACTTCATATAGTGTTGTTGGTAATAACATTGTATTTGCTGAACCTCCAAAACCTGATTCTAAGGTTGTATACAGAAATGTAGAAGTTGACCTATATCCAATTACAAGATTTAACTTGAATACTATCGGTGGTATATTCCCATCAATAGGTGATACAGTATTTGGTTTTGTTTCTAATGCAACTGCAAGAGTTGTTGCAACTGGTGCTACATCTATTGATGTTGTAGATATTCAAAATGGTCCATTTGTACTTAATGAAAGAATTGATGTTAGCAGAACAGGATTCAGTGCTCTTATTGGATCAATAGATGACTCTATTACTAAAATATTCTTACAGAATATAGGTGGTGAATTTACACAAAGTGCACTTGCTGGTGACAAAGTAACTGGTGCTACAACAGGAGCAACCGCTACTATACAAACTGTTGATGCTGTTAATCAGACTATTGACGTTGTTGATATGGCAAATGGTTACTTTGATAGAGGAGAGAATGTATCATTCTTCGCTGCTGGATATGGTGCTAATGTATTAAACGTAGATAGTGTAAACTATAAGACTATCTTTGAGTTTGGTGAAACAGTAACAAGTCTTGATGGTAATACTGCTGTAATTGAAGAGAACAACCTTGACCTTGATGGTGTTATTGATGATAAGTTAGTTCTTTCTAAAACATCAGGTACATCTGAATATGAAACAGGAACATACAGTATATTCTTAAACGATATAATCTACTCAGCAAGTTCTAATATTGCTGCTAAGATTACAAGTATTTCTCCATATAGAGATCCTATTGTTTCTATCAACTTAGTACGTCCTGTTGGTAGTACATCTGGATCATGGTCTACTTTTGAAGAAGGTGATAAATTCCAAGGACCAGGTGGAACTGCTACTGGTGAAATTGTAAGAATTGACTTTGAAGCAAACCCTGTAAGATTATATTACTTAAAATCTAGTGAAGCAGAGATTCAAGATGGAGAAACAATACAGAGATACTTCCCTGATGCACAAGGAAATAGATTACTAGATTCTCTTACAGAAGTAGTTTCTGGTGATAATGTATTAGGAGATATTGTTGATACTCTTATCATTAACAAAGGATCTACATTCAACGGTATTATATTTGAAAGACTTATATCTCTAACTAACCAGAACGTAATTCTTGACAATATTGCTGAGACTACGATTACACCTACTACATTAACAGATCCAGACAATCGTATTAATGCTGACTTCCTAGATTTTGAAGAAGTAAGATCTACTGAAATTGAATATGAGAACCTAACTGGTGGTGTAATAGCAGCAAACGATATGCTTCGTTCTATTACATTTGAATATGGTAACCAAGTAACTAACGCTAAGAATAGATGGCAAGATGGTGGTCGTATGATCGCCCTAAACAAAGACGAGATCGTTGACTTTGCTAATGCACAGATAGCAGTTGAGCACCCAGGATTCTACTATCCAGGTGATAACATGACTGATGCTTGGAGTAGATATGCTGATGCTTATCGTCTAATCATCAGAAATATAGATTACATTGCTAACAAAGCATATGCATTGATGGTTGCACAATATCCATCATTAACAATTCCATCTGGACCTAAGTGTATTAGAGATACCAAGTATATGATCGAGGCATTGGCATTCGACGTTTACAGTGGTGGTACGAAATACACACGCAAATTGTTACAAAAGTATTTCTCAACTGATGGTACGACCTTCTTATATGTAAATAATGAGGCAGAGGCAACTAACTATGCATTTGGTCAGGCAGTTAGTTTGATGAAACAGGCATTGAGTAATATGCTCACTGGTTCTGAAACTGTTGATGGTGTGACCTACGTTAAGTATAATGAAAGAACTGCTGGTGGTTCCAGCGGAACTGGGATTACTGCTGACCCTTCACCAGGTAATCCTTATGGAACTGCTGGCACAAATACCACAAACTATGGTGCTACTAATTGTTCAGATGTTCAGTCAGCTTTACAAACTTTATATGACAACGTTTCTGTTGTACTTACTGCTGGTTCTCTCGCTGATTTACTTGACGAGGTAACTGTCACACAGTACACTGCACATGAAATTAAGTGCAGAAGAGACATAGGATATCTTGTAGATGCATTATCAGCAGATATTACAAGTGATGGTAACTTCCAAACTGTTAAGTTTATCAAGACATACTTTGATAATCTTGGTGTTCCTATTACTAACGGATTTGTAGGAGAGGTAAAAGAATATCTATCTGCATTTAAGCATGTAGCAGAATTATGTAAGAAAGCAATCAATAATTTATTATATGTACAGGTCAACACAAGAACACCTGAGACAGGTTATATGTTGAAAGATCCAACAACATATCAAGGTCCTTATCTTGGTGCTGCTGGAACTACACTAACACAATTTACACCAACTGCTGTCACATATACTCCTGCTAATGGTCAATTAGTAATGACTATTGGTAGTCATAGTTTGACAACATCAGATACTGTTAAGATTAGACCTTACAGTTTGAACTTTACATGTACTATGGACGGTGGAGCAACATTCCACCCATATCCTAGAACAGGTGATCCAGCATTTAACGCTGATCTAAATATATCTGCTACAACACCTACATCTATTACTGTTGATGTTGGTGCATCACCTCTTGTACAATACACACCTACTGGTGCAACATACGACCCAGCAACAGGTGTGATGGTATTGACTATTGGATCTCATAACCTTGATATAGGTGATCCAGTTACGATTGCTGACCTTTCAATTACATTTACTTGTACACAAGACAACAACACCACACCAAAACAATATCCAAGAACAACTGACCCTGCATCTGGTGCATCTTTACCAGTTGTTGCTAAGGATTCAACTACTATATCTGTAAACGTTGGTGCTTCTGCTCAGACCGATCAATATGCACATACATTCGTTACTGCCTCTTCTAACGCTGTTAGCAGTGGTGGTGGTTTCACTCATACATTTATTTCTGCTGAACCTAATGCTGTATACAATGGGGGCGGAACCGAAGCAGCATATTATGATCCTAATTATTATAGTGGAGTTAACGAAGGTCTTGGTAATTGTGCAGACGTTCAAGCAGGCATTCATACATTAATAACACACGTTACTACTGCAATAGGTGCAGGATCACTTAGTGCTGTTCCTACTGGTGCTGCTCTAAATGATGGTGGATATGTAGAGAATGAAAACCTCAGAGTATTTAAGATTGCATATAAAGATCTAGAAGGTAATGGATTCTTCCTTCCTGGTGAAACAATCAGAGGTGCAACTTCTAATGCTAACTTTATATGTAAGGGAACAAACGCTGGATTGAAGTGGTTGTTCACTAACGCTGTTACTGGTTCATTCCAAGATAGAGAGTATGTCTCTAACTCTAAATTAACTGTTAATGGTTCTGCTGTTCTAACAAAACTACAAAAGAAAGCAGGAACACAATCAATAAGATTCGACGCTGGTTCTTACTTAGCACATACATTATCTGATCGTCAGAAGTTTGGTACTAATGACTTTACTATTGAAATGTGGATACGTCCTAATGCAGTGACTGGTACACAGTTCTTATACGACACAAGAACTACAAGTGCAACATTGGTAGGATCTCCTGTATTATATCTTGATGGAACACAAATCAAATACTGGTACAATAGCACAGATCAAATTGCTGGTGCACATAACTTAACTGCTAATGTTTGGAGTCATATTGCTGTTACCAGAACAACAGGTATTACTAAGTTATTTGTAAATGGTACACAAGTTGGTGGTGATTACAATGATACTAATGACTACCTAGAAAGACCATTTACTATTGCTGCTGATTGGCAGGGTGCTAATGGATTTGTTGGACATATGGATAACTTCCTACTCCATACAGAATCTAAGTACTCAAATACATTTACCCCAGGATTTACATATCCAACAGATACTGCCAAGGTAACATTTGGATTAGATTGTGAGTCACCAATAATTATCAGTACAGAAGACTGCTTCGGTATATACACAGGTCAGACAAACTCTACTGCTACAAGTAAGAAAGTTAATTATGATACTAAGGAAGTTATCATTGAAGATATTGACCTAGGTAGAGACTCATATAGAGAAGCAGCAGATATATTAGAACTTAACTTAGACTGGATGGCAGAAACTGCTGTTGGTTTAATGGCAGCAAAATATCCTGATTTCATAATTCCAGGTGATAGTAATACTAGCACAACTGGTACTGCTAAGTGTGTTCGTGATACTAAGGAATATATCGCAAAAGCAATTATTGCTGACCTTAGATATGGTGGTAATTATAACAGTACAATCTCTGGTAGAGGATATCTAACCAAGGCGGGTGGTTTAGATTACGTTGGTAATGAACTTCTACAATCTGTATATGCTTGGAATGAACTTGCTAATGTAATGAACTATATCATTACAACTACAAGTAGTGATCTTGTAAATTATCCTGCTGCTGGAACTAAGTATACAGAGATTCTAAGAGTTCCTAATAACTTCTCTTCTCCTGCATCTCAGGCAATACAAGATGAGATAACAAATCTAGCAGATCAAATAATTAATATTCTTGCTCCTACTGGTGATAGGTTCAGAGATGCGGGTGATGCATTATGGAAGAATCGAGATTACATTGCAGAAGAAGTTGCTCTTAAAATACAAGATGATTATAAAGCAAATATCAATGGCACAGATTATGACTTCTTAGTGATGCCTGGATATGGTCAACCATATTGTGAAAGAGATATTAAGGTTTACATTCTTCCTGCTGTTGTTACTGATCTATTAACAGGTGGTAACTCTGCTACACAATATGCTATTGATCAATACATCAATCCTTCTAGTCAGATCATTCATGTAGAAGATCAACTAAGTGCTATGTTGGATGCATTTGAGCATACTAAGAAATTAGCACATCATGCAATCAACCAAACACTATTAACATTCGGTACAACTGCATCTAGTCTTGGAATCTCAGCTGAATATGTAGATGATTACTATGTTGCTCAGTACACACAGATAGAAGCATACAGAGATACAACAGTCACCATAGACACACAGGCACCTGACCAAAGTAGAGTCTCTCCAAGTCATAACATCTGGATGGATACTGCTGATCAGTTAGAAAGAAACAAACATGTTATTGCATGGGAAGCAGTTCATACAATGAATGATATGTCTTACTTCCTAGACTTCCAAGTTCCAGGTGGTAGAACAAATTGTGCTGATGATTTAGTAGATGTTATAGAAGCAATGGTTCATGATATTAGACTAGGTGGTAACTCTAAGACTTGGGATGCTGCTGCACTATATCTTGATCCAGAAGATAGCAGTCTTATCCATGTAGAAGGTGAAGATAAAGCATCTAAGTGGGCAATGACATGGGCAATGGAAATAGCAATCCTTACCATGAGAAATGGATTTGGTAGAGAGAACCTTTACATCTACGATCCAGAAGATAACTCTGGTACAACAGAAGGTGGAGAGGTAACTGGTGGTGGTACTACTGAATCATTTAATGAAGTTGAAACAAGTACATATGAACAGAATGCTGTAATTGATAGATTTATTGATGCTGCAAATATAATTGAAAGAAATATTAGATTCATTGCAGAGCAAGCAGTACATGAAATGCTTGTACAATATCCATCATTACATAACACTGACTGGGTAAGTGGTATCGGTCCATTTACCCCAGCAGCAGGAAGCATGACATATGATGCTGCTACTGGTGTTATAACATATGACCATGGTTCTGCTCATGGACTAACAACAGGGCGTAAGATCTATGTACGCCAAGAATCATTAGTATTCACATGTACTAAGGATAATAATAATTCTGAGCATGCATATCCTAGAACAACCGATCCTTGGTATAACAAAGGTATTGCGATCACATCAACAGGTACAAATACATTTACATTTAATGTTGGTGCTGCTGGTGCAAACGATCAATATGCACATACATTTGTAAGAGCAGAACATGAAGCAATTACTGTTGCTGGTAAGCATGACTGTGTACAAGACGTTACTGATGTTCTTGATGCAATGCAGTGGAATTTACGCAATGGTGGTAACAACAAAGTATTCCATGCTGCTGAAATGTATACAGATGGAACTGCACTTGCACACGTTTCTGGTTACGTTACAGAAGTAACTTGGGTAATGAATAAAGCAAGAGATCTTGCTATACAAGTAATGAGACAAGAGACTGTTAATACTGCTGGTTCTACACATGGATTCTCACAGAAATTATTCACTGACTTAGATTTCTTCCCATACAATCAATCAAACTATACTATTACTGCTGATGGTAGTACACCTCTTTGTGCTGACGTAGCATCTGCCCTAACAACATTTACATCTATCGTTACTGATACACTTGCTAATCCTGTACAGATAACTGATGGTACAATTCAGAAATCACTACCAAACATTTGGCCAATCAAGTATGCCAATGACATGGCAAATCGTGACACAACAATCACATTTGATGAAAATGGTGGTACATCTGGTTGGAACAATACTTGTGCACAGGCAGCATCTGGTATTGAGACATTATTTAATCTTGTAATGGATACAATCGAGGTGGCAGCATCTTCAAGTCCTGCTCCTAGTCATCTAACAACTGTTACTAGAACAACCCCATACAATAGTAATGCTGCATATCAGTTATATACATGTTATAACGTTGTATCTGCATCTGATACATTATTTGATCTCATGATTGATACACTTGGTGGTGGTAATTCTCCACACACAGGTGGTAACTATTCTGAACGTTTCATTGCAAGATATCTAACATTCAACAAAGGAGCAATCTCTCGTAAGGCATTTGCTGAGACACAATCACAATATCCTACAACTAACGCTGAAATAGGGTTTGCAGAAACTATAATGGATGCTATTATCTACGACTTGAACACTCGTGGTAATGCTGGAATGATGAAGTATGTAAATACATGGTTCGATGGTGAAGGTAACTTTATTGCATTCCCAACTGTTGTTAGACAACACTTAGTATTCTATCTCTTGCGTATTGCAGAGGCAGCAAAACGTATATCCTATGACCAGAATAATACATCAGAATGGGGACAGAATAATACTTACGATGCATACTTTGATCCTACTCTCTCTGATGCTATAATCAATCGTATTGAATACCAGAAGGAATCTACTGAGTTCTTCATGGACGCATCAATTAACGTTGCTGAGTTTGCGTTAACCAGAGGTACACCTCCAACAAATAATACTATTACATGGATCAATAATACACATGCAACCAATGATCGTAACTTATATGATGAAGGTAATGACTGGAACACTGACCCTGATCTTGTTCTTAATACACCAACAGTCGAGGTTGGATTCGAGAGAAGAGAACATAGAGTTAAGATTACTCGTCCTAATTTCTATTCTCGTGGTGATGTATTAACTTACGTTCCTGCATCAGCAGATATTGAGAAAGGATTACAAGGACAGAATTGGTTCTACGTTCTTAATGCAACTCCTACATATTTCGAGATTTCAAGAGAGATTAGACACGATGCAAGATACTCACGTTTCCGTGTAGACACTCTTACAACTGGTCAACAACAGTTTGCTGTTGATGTAAGATCTGGTATCGAAAGAGCACCTACAACATTTGGTGTTAGAGATATTGACACACCTGTAAGTGGTGGATTTAATATTGCTGATGTTGTTGCTGGTATCACATCTGATTCTCGTGCTGACGTTATAAGAACTAGAAACAACGAAGCAAAAGTTATTAAGTTGTACAGCAAGTTCTTTATCGACGCTGCATCTGGTAGATTTACAAATGGAGAAACAATACAGGTTCAAGGTTCTGCATCTAACAACGGTCAAATTGTTCAGACATCTGTATTAACAGGTGATAATAGTAACGAAGGTTATATTTACGTTGAAAATATTACTGGTGCATTCAGTAACGATGATGTATTAGAAGGTGTAGACAGTGGTGTTACTGCTAGTGTAAATGGCACAGGTAAGACTCGTATGTTGGTCAACCTAGAAAGAGGAGCGTTCGCTGTTAACGAAATGATATTTAACAAAGCGAACTCCGCTGAGGCAGATATCGTTCTTTATGAAAACTCTGCTGGTGCTCTTACAAGTAACACAGGTGGTAGAATCAGTATTGATATTGAATCACTAGATCAAGACTTTGTTGATGGTGATATCATCTATGGTTCTGTAACAGATAGGATTCTTGATATTGCAGATATTAGAGTATCAGGACTAGATCAAATTGAACTTAATCAGTTTGTACATGGTACTAAGACTGTTCAGTATCAGGTTGCTAGTGTCACAAGAGACCAAGGATTTACAGGTGATTTTGCAGCAGGAGATTTAGTATATCTCTTACAAGGAACTATTCCAAAAGAACCAGGTTGGACTGCTGTTGTAACCGAATATAACTACGATCCTGATAATAGTATTCATAACATATATCTTGCTAACTTTACCCCATATGGTCAGGCACCAGATGGTTCAACAGTTGATGATCCAAACCTAGCAGTCAATGGTGCCATCGGTAAATTTGAGAACCTTAATAACTTCCCAATTATATTTGCTAACCTAAGCAGTAATACAATTACTAACTACACATCTTATGGACGTGTTGCTGGTAAGGCAATCTCTGGTACAACTGGTAGATTATGGTTAGAAGATGTAAGTGGTGACTTCCCAAGTAATTTAAGTATTATATCTGACTATGGTTGGACTGCTGGTGTTACACAAAGTAAAGGATTACTCGGACGTTGTGATAGATATTTCAGAGGATTTGATGGGGTTGCAACAACATTTAAGTTGACCGTCAACAATGGCGAAAGATACTTCCCCGACCCTGCTGGTCATATCCTCACATTTATTAATGGTGTCCTACAACCCCCAGGTGCAAACTTTGCATACACTGCCTTCTCAGACCAAATCCAATTTACAGAACCTCCAACTATCGGATCTGAGTTTATCGGATACTATGTCGGTAAGTTACGCCAGTTGGACGACATTAGTTTTGAATTTGATTCACTTCGTTCGTCCTTCAACCTCAAATACCTTGGAGGATTCTACTCACTAACATTAACAGAAGGTGTTTCATCTAACACTATTCTTCCAGAGAACAATATCATCTGTTCATTGAACGGTGTTATACAGGAACCTGGAATAGGTTACGAACTTGTTGGTTCGAGAATAATCTTTGCTGAAACTCCTCGTGCAGGATCTACATTCGTAGCATTCTCATATATTGGTTCTGATGCTGACGTTATCGCTGCAACTGTTGTACCTCCTATCGAAGCAGGAGACGTATTAGAGATTGACGGAGAAGGTTCTCCTCGTGAAGTTGCGTTGATCGAATCTTCAAACTCCTTAATTACTTTTGAGTACACAGGAACTGTTAAGGGTCGTGACGCTGCTGCGTTATCAACAATCAAATCTGGTGAAATAACAAAAGCAATAATCACAACACCTGGTGATGGTTATACATCACGTCCACAAGTTGATGTCATATCATCTACTGGATTTGATGGTCGTGTTCGTGCGTTGATGGGTATATCAAGTATCGTTGTTAAGAACGCTGGTATTGGTTATGCATTACCTGATGTTGTTGTAGAGACAACTGTTGAAGATGATTTCGTTGCACCTACTGGTGGTGGTGTTAACGGTGGATTTGACACATACCTTGGACAGGGTACAGACGCAGATGGTAATCCAATCGTTATCGTTGCTGGTTATATTGTTATCAATGCTCAACCAACAAACGTAACTGTTAACCAAGGTCAGACTGCATCATTCACAGTAGACGCATCATTCAGATTACAATCTGATAACAGTGTAGGAACTACACCTCTTAACTATCAGTGGCAGCGTAAGCAATATGGTGAAACTGCATGGGCAAACATCACTGGTTCTACACAAGCAGTCTACACATCTAACGCTGCTGAACAGGCAGATGATGGTGATGAGTTCAGAGTTGCTATCACCGCTGCTGGTGCACAACCTGTTTACTCCAACTCTGTAATCCTAACAGTACAGACTGGTGCTACTGTAATTTCTAACTTCACACCTAATCAACTCTTCCAATAAATAAATCATGGCAGGGACCGCAACCTACAATCCAGCAACACGAATCATAGATGTATCAGCAGATGGTTTACCAAACCCTGTACTCTATGGTACGTTTCCTAATGCGAATAATCCTAGTTCTGTAACTGAGCAAGACTTTGACCATGACTTTTATTTTAGAGGTGGTACATTTGGTGTTACAAGAACGTTTGATGATGCCACATACACACAGAATGGATATCTAGTATCATTACCTCTCTCGGCTAACGACAATACGCTGCTCGGAACAGAATCCAGTGGACAGATTAGAGTCGGTGATAGGATTCTATTTGTATTCGATAAGGACACTGCTAACGAACGTAAACAAGTATTCATATACAGAGGGACAACTCAGACTGCTATTGCTGGGGAGTTTTGGAGAGAGACAAGTAATAATTTACAACTTATTGTAGACTTTGCTTCTGATCAAAATGGTACAGTAGAGTATTATGATCAAAGAAATGCTCGTGTTGCAACACCTCTTGGTGCTATTGGTATAGCATCTAATGGTGTAGTATTCTTTAATCCTAGTGCTGGTGATGGAGGTAATCCCCCAGCAGGATTTAATTGGAATGCACACTTTGAAGATGCTGTGGTAAGTTTTGGAGATGATAATTGTGGTGGACACCCAGAACAGACAGGACAATATCATTACCATGACACTGACTTTTTGGCATGCTGGAAATCAAATGCTGTCATGTCAACATACAATGATTACTATGGTTCATCACAGTATAATGGTGACAATCTAAGGCACCCAGATGGGCACTCAAAGATGGTTGGAATAGCATTTGATGGATTCCCTATCTATGGACCTTATTTCTACACAAGTCCTTGGAACAATGGATCTGGTATATCATTAGCAACAAGTTCTTATAGAGTAAAAGCAGAAGAGGTTGCAGGCAGACCTACCTATGGCACTACTCAACTTAATCCTCCTGCTGGTGCTCTGATGCAAGACTGGGAGTATGCAGAGGGTCTTGGTGTATTAGATTATCACAATGGTAGATTCTGTGTAACACCAGAATATCCAAATGGAACATATGCATATTTCTTATCTACTGAGTTAGATAGTGAGTCAAATTTGAAAGCAATATTCCCATACTTGATGGGTTTCACATGTAGGGAATCAATAGATCAACCACCTAACAACGGAGCACAGGCACCCCCACCACCTCCATCAGGAGGAGGAGAAGCACCTCCTGCTACTATTCAGATTGGTGCACAACCAGCAAACGCAACTGCTGCTGCTGGAAACACAGTCACATTCGTTGTTACTGCTGCTATATCACCCGAAGATGGTCCCAAGTCTTATCAGTGGTTTAGATCAACAGACGGTGGATTCTCTTTTGCTGTTGTTACTGGTGCAACAAGCAATTCATATTCATTCACTGCATTATCATACATGACAGGATACAAATTCCGTTGTGTAATTGCAGGACCTATTGGACAAACACCAGCAACAAACTCACCATTAACAACTGAAATCGCTACATTAACTGTTACTGGTGTTGGCGGTGGAACTGCTGAGGACTTCTCATCAACTAACGTGAAGTTGGATAGCACACAAGTTTCCTTCGACGCCACATAAATAAAACTGTACAAACTGTAAAAAGATGGCAAAACAAACGATTGGGATTGGATCTTCTGCAAATGATGGCACAGGTGACACCCTGCGTGATGGTGCTATCAAGGCAAATGCTAATTTCACAGAAATTTACGATAAACTAGGGGATAGTACAAATGTTCTCATAGACATCGCTGGGGGAATAACTGAGGGGCAAGTTCTTAAATGGACTTCATCTCCGACTCCTGCTTTCCGTGGTTCAGATTATAATTTACTAAGCAGTAATTTAGACACTAATGGTAATGATATTGTTTCTGACGGAACTGATGCTATTACAATACATCAAACAGGAACTGGGCATATTAATCTTAGAGCAGGCGGTTCTGGGTCAGCTTATACACGAATAGATGGCACAACAGGTTATCTAACGTGGTATGCTCCATATGCAACAGAAGGAGATCTTCCTAGTGCAACAGACCAGCATGGTATGTTTGCACATGTACATGGCACAGGTAAAGGTTACTTCGCTCATGCTGCTGCATGGGTTAAGTTGGTGGACTATAACGATGGTATATCTGCACTTACTGATGTAGATACAACTGTCAACGGTGGTCCTTCTGATGGACAAGTTCTAAAATGGAACGACTCTAATAGTAAGTGGGAACCAGCAAACGACCAGCAATCTGGTGGTGGAGGTGGTGGAACCACACAAAACTTATTTGAAACTGTTAACGCAGACACAGGAACAACAACTGCATCTGCTGCAAACGACACTTTAATTATTGCTGGTGGTACAAATATTGAAACTTCACTTACAGGAGATACATTAACCATCAACATGACAGGTTCACTAGGTGCACCTGATCAAAACATATTTGCAACGCTAGGTGCTGACAACGCAACTATCACAGCAAACACTACAACTGATACATTAACATTTACTGGTGGAACAGGAATTACCACAAATGCAAATGCTGGTGCTATCACCATAACAAATGATTCACCTAACGTAGTACAGAATGTATTGCAAGCAATATCAGGTGATAGTGGTAGTTATACTGCTGCTGCTTCTGATTCTTCTGTAACTATTGCTGGTGGTACTGGTGTTTCAACTGCTGTGTCAGGTAATACTCTTACAATCACAAATACAGTTGCTCTTCCCAGTGCAAGTGAAGGACAGTCACTTCTATATGGTACAAGTTCATATGAGGCAGTTGCATCACCAACAGTGTCATATGCATTCACATCAGATGGTAACTCAAACTATTATATCGTTAATGGTCCTGGAATATCTAATGGTCAGGATACTACAATCTATGTGTACAGAGGATTTACATACAGATTTGATAATGTAACTGGAAGTGGACACCCACTAGCAATCAGGGTATCTGATGGTGGTTCATCTGTTTCTAATGTCAGTGGTTCAGTGAATGGTGTTCAGTTCTGGACAGTCCCACAAACACTTGCTGCTGGTACAACGTATGTTTATCAGTGCACTATACACGGTAATATGAAAGGAGACATAGTAGTAGTATAATGACAAGAACTGTACCTGGAAGCGGAGCATCAATTCGACCTGTATTCAATAGTGTATACGGTGTGAAGGATGTTATTGTGACTGCACCTGGGTCAGGTTATAGTGCTGCGGATCCTCCTAAATTAACTATTGGTAATTGTGGTACCCCTATTCGTGATGCTGTACTAGCAGCGAATATTGCTGATAATGGTGAAATATTATCAGTAGATGTTATAGACCCTGGTGAGGGATATAACCCACTACGTCTTCTTATTGAATCTGACGAAAGTAATATCGTACAGGCAGATGCAAATATTATATTGAATGAAAGTGATATTGTAGATCAACAGGGTAACATAATTGCTCCTGCTGGTTCTATAAACTATATCCAAGTCACTAGACCTGGTGATGGTTATTTTAGTGCTAGTGCAAGACTAGAAGGTGGTGGTGGATCTGGTGCTGAACTTGTACCTACTGTTGGACAGGTAACAGGTTTATCTGTTGAGAACAATGGTAGATCATACACAGCGGAAGATATTACTCTGGTTATATCTGGTGGTGGTGGACAAAATGCTACTGGTGTTTGTGAAGTAAATCAATTCGGTACAGTTGAGAGTATAACAGTATCAAACCCTGGTGAGTTCTTTGAGACTCCTCCTCTTATCCAACTTATTGGTGGTGGTGGATCTGGTGCTCAGGCAGAGGCAGAAATAAATCTTGGTAAGATTACTGCAATTAATATATTGAACCCTGGTGGTGGATATACTTCTCCTCCTAGTGTAATCTTTACAAGAGATACAAACTTAATTAGAACTCAGAGAAATAGAACATCATTAGTATCTGCATTCTTTGAGATAACTGCATTGATTCGTAATGCAACTGCGACTGATAGCACAATATATGTTGAGACAACTGATGCTTTCCCTGGATCTGGTAAGTTCCAAATAGGTAGAGAGATTGTCAGGTATACAGGTAAAACTCCTATATCATTTACTGGTTGTGATAGAGGTATTAACTTCCGATATGACCAGCGTGTGTTGCTGGACGGTCTCGCTGATGATCCTACAACTGGTATATCTGGTTATCAGTTTACTGTATCTGATAGAGTCAGAAGAGTACAGGAAGATAAAACTAATAAGGTTGCTATCGTATATGACTGGCGTCCAGAAACAAGAGAACTATTCTTAATTTTCCAAGTTGATGAACTAGCATTTATTGATGGTGGTAGATCTAATGAAAGAACTGCTGTTATTCAATTTATTGGTGGTACTGCATCATCTACTGAGACAGGAGAGGCACCACACGTCCTTATTGATGATGAGACATCTTCTATTGTTACATTCGAGAGTCCTCTTGGTGTATTAGAAGGAAAGAGATTTGAAGATGATGATGAATTACAAGGTGCTGGTGATGGAATACCTGACCTAGTAAATACTGGTACAGATTATGAGAATGAAATCAGTCTTGATGGTGGTATAGCATCATCACTATATGGTATTGAGGAAACTGTTGGTGGACAGAACACTACACTGTTCCAGCAAGCAGACCAATTATATGATTCAAGTTTAGTTCCACTAACTGCATCTGTGCAGCAAGCAGGAGCATTAGATGATGGTATTGAGCATACTTCTCTATCAACTATTAAGTTGAGAAATGTTCAAAATACATTCACTGTTGGTGAGACAGTAACTGGTTCAACAACTGGTGTTACTGCTATCGTAGCAGAGGCACAATCTGCTGTTGATGACTTTGGATATGTATTTTTAAAGGTACAAACCATAACCAACAACGTATCAAATTACAAATTTACAACTTCTGATACACTAAACGGAGGCAGTTCGGGTGCCAACGGTGTGTTTGTATCACAAGAATATACTAACCTTGTCAGAAAAGAGCAAGAGTAACCACTATAAATAAAAGGAAGGTAAACTAAACAATGGCACTCCTAACCGACCAATTTAGAATTTTCACTGCTAAAAGATTCATAAAATCTTTGGAGGGTGCTGATGCGACTCAATCTGACTTGCAAGCAGGATCCAACAGAGATCGTTTGTATGTTTTCATAGGACGTCCACAAGAGTGGGATAATGAAAACGCACCTCCGACTCCCGTTGATTCTTTCCAAGAGTTTAGTGATACATTCTCAGACATGATTTCACTGAAACGTGTACTAGCAAATGACACGATTCAAGTGGTAAGACGAATTGACTGGACTCCCCCAGAGCAGACTACTGGTGGACTTGGTTATGTTTATGACATGTATCGTCATGATTATAGTTCCACTAAGACCGCATCCAGTGGTGCGACTAAGTTATATGACGCAGATTTTTACGTTGTTAACTCGCAGTATCAGGTCTATAAGTGCATTTACAATGGTACAAGTCCTAGTGATCCTAACGGTAAACCTTCTACTGTTGAGCCAACTGGCACCTCTACATCTATTATTACGACTTCCGATGGTTATCGTTGGAAGTATCTGTATACGATCCCTGTTGGTCAGGTCTTAAAATTCTTCTCGAATGACTACATGCCTGTACTTGCAGACGTTGCTGTTACAGGTGATGCTGTTGGAGGAGAGATTGATACTGTTGTTATTCAAGCATCTGGTACAGGTTACAACAATGGTACATATGAAAACGTACCAATAAAAGGTGATGGAGTTGGTGGTAGAGTTTCACTTGTTGTTGACGGTGGTAAGGTTGTATCCGCTACTGTGACATCTGGTGGTTCTGGTTACACCTTCGGTAAAATCATCATTGATGAGGTTAATGGTATTGGTGCTGGTACAGGTACTGGTGCTGCTATTGACGTTATCATTCCCCCAGAATTAGGTCATGGTTCTGATCCTACCAAAGAACTTGGTGGTTACAGAGTTATGATCAACACGAAGTTCACTTATGATGAAGGATCAGGTGACTTCCCAACTGATAACGACTACCGTCGTATCGGTCTTGTTATAAACCCAAACCAGTATGGTACGACAGAACTGACATCTGCTATTACGTTGTCTGCTACTCGTGCTGTTATCTTCTCACCTACCTTCACAGGTACGTTCTCAACTGATGAGATTATTACACAGTCAAGAACCGTAGGTGGACAACAGGTAACTGCAAGAGGTCGTGTTATATCATGGAATACCACAACAAAAGTTTTGAAGTATTATCAAAACAGAATTGATGGTGTGTTCCCAGAAATTACTGGTAACCTAACAGAATTTGAAGGAGGTAACCCTGTCACAGGTGCTACTTCTGGTACATCCGCTGATCCTGATATCAACTTCCCAGTTGTATCTGGTATCTCGACCCGAGTCATCAACAACACTGAATATGACTTAGGTATGTCCTTTACTAATGGTTATGCGAAACCAGAGATCGATCCTAACTCAGGAGAGATTATCTACATAGATAACAGAGGAGCAATCTCTCGTGCTGGTGACCAAATTGAAGATATTAAAATCGTAATCGAGTTCTAAGATGCCACAGAATACCAATCTGAATATAGCTCCTTATTTTGATGACTTTGATAAGGACAAAAACTTTTACAGAGTTCTCTTTCGACCAGGATTCCCAATCCAAGCGAGAGAACTTACCACTATGCAATCTATTTTGCAGAACCAAGTGGAAGCAATGGGATCACACCTTTTCAAAGAAGGTGCAATGGTTATCCCAGGTCAAGTTGGATATGACCTTAACGTAGATTGTTTAATAATCCAGCAGTCATTCTTAGGAGTAGACGTAGAGACATATCGTACACAGTTAAATGGAAAAATTGTAGAGGGTCTTACCACTGGCATCAAGGCAAAGGTTCTTTTCTCTATTCCAGCAACAACAAGTACAAGAGGATATATCACATTCTATATTAAGTATGTTGAGTCAGGAGACACAACATCTGACGCTACTACAAAGAAGTTTGGTAATAACGAACAGTTGATATGTGAAAATGAAATAACTTTCGGTAACAGTTTGATCGAAGTTGGATCACCATTCGCACAGTTACTTCCAGTAAATTCTACTGACATTGGATCTGCTGCTTATATAAGTGAGGGCGTATATTTTATAAGAGGACACTTTGTAGATGTTCCTACTGAATACATTATATTAGAACAGTATGATAACAACCCATC